ATGCCGATTCGCTGCACATTCGTTTTGAACAATCAGTCGACGTCAGCTTTCCACTGTCCAACCGTAGGCACTCTACCTGCGTTTTCGGGACGCGGTTCCGGACGCGATAATCCAGAAGCAACCGCGATCGAAAAGATCGGCCCGATACCCAAGGGCATCTACTACATCGTGGACCGCCAGTCAGGCGGCAATCTCGGTTGGCTCTATGACCTGTGGGGTCAACTCGGATACGGTACGTCCGATCACACGAAATGGTTCATGCTTTGGAATAGAGACACGGGCGATAGCACGTATGTGGGTAAAGTGAAGCGCGGCGCATTCCGTCTGCATCCGATTGGCCCGATGGGGCTAAGTGAAGGGTGCATTACCGTTACCAACACAGCTCGCTTCGAGAGGTTCGCTGCGTTCCTCCGCCAGAAGGGCGCAGACCTGACTGTTCCGGGTACGAACCTCAAGGCTTACGGCACGGTGGAAGTGAAATGACGAAGCTCGGAAAATTCGCGCTCAGCACGAGCATTACGCTCGTTGGCGGATGGGCACTCGCCAACCTAGTGATTCGACTTCCCGTTGAAATGCCCGGATTTCTGGACAATGGCATCCGCGCCGTGCTGAGGCTGACCGGACATCGCGAACTCGCGAATCCGGACGACATGGAAGTGCTGGCGATGACGGCAATTCTCATCGCATCGATCATCGTCGTCGGCGTGCTAGTCGCCCTCGCGAACACCATCATTAAGCGATCACTCGCTCGCAGAACGGCTCACTGAGTCTCGCCATAACGGCACAACAACGTGAGAGATAACGAACTCCACGGCGTCGGCTGGCCTTGTTCGCCGTGGGCGGGTCAACACAGCGCGCCCCGATCGCAATCGGCGCATGGCGTTCCGGTTGCCGGCCGCAGCCACAGTGAATTGAAATCCTCCGCGAGGCGGCGTCGTGATAACGCCGCCTCGGCCCCGAGCGCCATCACGTTTAATCAACTGCCACGGCTTATTGATCGCCGCACGTGCCTGGTTTGCATACAGCCAGGCGAGCAAGCAATGGAGCGCGAGGGTTAGTAGCAGCAAGGATCGGGCAGAAAAACCCACACCACCGCAGGAATAGCCCCCTGAGCGATATCTATGCAATTGCCCGCCAAGCCTCATGGCGGAAGGCAGCCGACTTTATCAGCCAGCGCGAGAGCCTTGATAGGTAAGGATCCCACGCCTTCGAGAAATGACTACCCACAACCGTACCCACAATGCCCAGAACGGTAGCTATTTCGGGCAATTCTTCTGCCGCGCGAGCGTCTTGTAAGTGGAGTATGACTTACATAGGGTTTTGAACACGTCATTCGCCGTCTGGAATCACCGCATCATCCCCGATCGTCGCCGTCAGCGCATTGTCGCAATGCCCCCGGCTGATCCGATCAAGCGCGCGGCAAAGCACGCAGCCCCACCGGCGCCCGGCATTGCGCGCCTTCGCGGCGCGCTCGCTGATCGTCTCATTCGGCGAACCGCCGAAAATGGTGTTCACGGCTTCATCAAGCAGCACGGCGAAATTCAGCAGATATCGACCGATTTTGCTCATCTCGGCACCTTCGGGCAATTCTTCGCGACAGCGAGATCGTGTGCAAGGATCTGTTGTTTCGTTTCTAGCGTATCTTCCGGCACTGCGGTGATCGGCTTCACCCAACTGCATGCAGTGTCGACGACGCGAGTTTTCGGGAGCGATGGTGCAGCCGGTTCCGGGCAGTCTGTCGCGCACGCGGCAATGCTAAGCGTGGCGAGCAAGATGATGATCGCTCGCATGACTCACTCCTTTCGCAGTGCGCCGAGCGCATCAAGCTGCTGATCGACGTCGGCCGGCGTTGCAGCTTGCGCCTGTTGATTGGCGGCGGCGGCGTTTTCAACTGCATTCGTCTCGGCACGCGCTGCCTCGGCATTCGCCTGCTCGATCTGCTGCCCAGCTTCAGCAACCTGCTGCATTCCTTCCGCGACCTGCTGCGCGGCTCGAGCTTCAGTCGCCACGGCACCCTTCGTTTTAATGAAGCCCCAGATGGCGCCAAACGCGATGCCTCCGACGCCGATAATGATCGGCCAGAACTTGGCGAACAAAGAAATGAAGATCGTTGCCATCTCTCTCACTCCTGAATATCGAGCATACCGAGGTTGCGCGTGCTCATGATTGCGATCAGCTTGTCCGCGTAGAGCGGATCTGTTGCGTAGCCCGCGCGCGCGATCGCCCGTGCGAAATCCGGTCCGTTTTTGCAGTCGAAAGCCGAGTGATAACGCGGATTGCTTCGTAAAAAATCCGCATGATCGTCAATGCTCCCCTGCCAACCGTCATAGGCGCGGAAGCGCGCCGTGATTTCAATCGATTTGCCGTTCACGACCTCGTGCGTCACCTGCTCTGTCACCAAGCCTTGCCACGATAGATCCGCCTTGATGCCGAACAGGTTCATGCCCGGCGCGCGCCGCCCCCAACTGGATTCGAGCGCGGCCTGCGCGACGGTGACGCTCGCGGGCACGCCGGTGCGTTTCGCGCACGCTTGTGCTGCCGGCGCGATCGCGGCGATGAAGCCAGCGGGCGTCGAGATGTCCGGCGTCGGTACGGCCGCGCGCGGCGGCGTTACAGGAACCGGAACCAGCGGAGGGATGGCTCGCGTCGGCGCGGGCGCCGAAGTCGCGGCCGCGATGTCCGTTTTTTCCGGCTGAATTGCGCCGCCCGGGCCGTCCGAGGCGCGTTGCTGGGCGGGCGTTTGAGAGACGGTGCTTGCATTTTTCGGCCGGGCCGGGCCGGGCGCTCCGGCAAAAACTGTCGATCGATCACCTTGGTCGACACTTTGTCGGCCGAACAGCGAGAAGATCGCGCGGATGAGGTCACTGAGCGCCATCGCCCCCTCCTTGCGCCACCGCAGGCTGAGCCTGATCGACCTGCAACAAGCGAGCGAGCAGCACCAGCACGAAACCGCCTGTCGCGATCCAGTGAGCCCAGCCATGCGGCAAAGCGTCCTTCAGATCGTCAGGAATCGAGCGCCACGCATCGAGCAATGCGGGACCGGCACCGAATACAACCGCAAGCGCGCTCGAGAGTTGAACCGAACCAAGCTTGTGCGCGCTGCGCCATTCGTCAATCAATCGGATCTTCATGACAGCACCTTCAAACGAGTTTGCAAGGAATCGGCGCGTCCTCGTCGTGCCGATAGACGGCGCAGACGCGGTGATAGCCGTCTGCGATGAGCGTCGGTTCACCGCGGACAAGAAGAATCGGTGAGAGTGCTTTGCCCTCGCGGATCTTCTTGCGGTTGTGCCGAACGTGTTTATTAGTAGCGGGAAGAGGCGCGAGACCTGAAGCCCGCAAGATGTCCTTCGCCTTGATATGTTGGATGTGCGCTTCTCGAAGCGCCCCGATAAGTTGCAGCGCGCGCGATGGATCGAATTTGAGGCTCAGATACGACTCCGCTGCCGGATAGTCGTGCTCTTCCGGCTCCGCCAGCCATGTGATTTCGTGGCTCAAGATTTCTCTCCTTCGCGTCGGCTCAGAATCTTGTCGCGCACAAGCACATAGGCACTGAGCCCGCTGTAGATTGATGTGATGACGAGCGCGATACCTGACAAAGTAATACTCGATACCGCATGTCCGATCGCCACTCCCAGCCAGCCGAACGCGATCTTCACGATTTCCAATGCCTGCCATTTGTTATCCATTCGGCACCCCGTAAATGAAAAACCGCCCGAAGGCGGCTGTGGTTAAGTGATGATCATCAATTGAGGACTGGACCCAGACGTAGGTGGCGGAGATCCTGATGGTGCCTGCAGCGCGTCAAGGAACGCTGCTCCGCCGTTGTTGTTTGATATCGCGCCTCCCCATGTCACCGTCAGCGATGACTGCGCGGATGTGAAGCCCTTGCAGGCCGCGCCAACGGATGAGTACTGCAAGCCTCCGCCGTTCTTCGTCCCCGCCACGAACGTCCATCCAGCGGGGGGCGTGTTGTAGTTCGTGGCGTTGTTGCCGGTGCCTATGCCCTCTATCATGAAGGTGTTGGCGTTCGTGGTGCTCGCCGTCATGGATGGGCTTGAGTCGTTGGCGACCATCGTCTGGGGCAGGGATGAGTTCGGGTCCCAGGGGCTGGTCTGGTCGCAGCCGTTGACCCCGAATGCGATGCCGGAGAAGTCGTCTATCGACATGTTATACGTCGCGGTGATCGTCTCCGAGGTCACCACCGACGGCGCGTAGGCCCACCACACCTCGACGTCGGTTACGTTCGACACCACAGACAGGCGCTTGTGCCACGTCAACCCGCTGGTCGATGACACCGACGATACCGAAGGAGGCCCGTACGCCGGCTTCTCGGCCACGAAGACGGCCACGATGACGTCGTTCGTCTTGGTGGTGGACAGGACGACGCTGCACGTGGCCGTGCCGGACACGTTGCCGGACGTGTAGTTGTCAAGCGTGGGTGCTGGCATGTGAGCCTCTCGTCACCGCGTGCCTACTACCGCGAGGTTTATGTTGGCCAGAGTGGCGTCGGGCGACGCCGGAGCGACCACCTGCACGACGTCCCCCGGGCTCGTCGTGACGGCGCTGGTGAACGTGAACGTGCCGGACGTGGCCCCTGCGGCAAAGTTCAGGGACCCGATGCTGGACCCGTTCTTCTTGATGGAGAACGTCGTGCTCGCGGTAGCGGCCGTGCCGGCCTTGGCGTAGCTACCCGTCAGCGAGGCCGGGAAGGTCACGGCCTGCGGGGTGATGGCGCTGAGCACGACCGCGCTGGCGGAGGGTGCGCCGGGCTGATAGCTGATGAGGTCGACCGGCTGCGCAGCCAGCCCCGGCGGCGTGACCTGTACCACGGACGCGAAGTTGAAATTGCTGTTGTTGGCCAGGGCCAGCGCGCTGCCGGTGGACTGGAAGGCCGCGAACTGCAGCGTGTCGCCGGCGTTCAGGTAGACGTTGGTCGACACGTCGTTGGTCACGAACTGTTGCGTGGCGCTGCCCTGCAACGTCTGCAGCGTGGCCTCGTTCTCGGCGCCGTTGATGAACAGTGCCGCAGCCAGTTGCTGGCTGGCGGACCACGAAGCGGTGGCGAATATGAACTGGCAGGAGACGTTGTACCATCCCGCCGTAGGGGCGGTGAAGGTGCCGGTGCCGGCGTTCCAGGCACCGCTCGTGGTGTCTTTGGTGCTGGTCCAGCCCGTAATCACCGTGTAGGCCGCGTTCGGGATGCTCTGCGCCGAGGTGTTGTACGCGCGGAAGCCGACGGGCGCAGTGGATATGCTCTTGGCCACCCACTTGCCCGTTGCGTTGTCCCACACGAGCGCGTTCTGGTCTATGCCAGCGCCCTCCGTCACATTCACGTCGGACAGCCCAGACAGGGTGCTCGAGCCGGTGGACGTGCCATACGGCTGGTAGCTGCGCTGGTCCGTGTAGCTGGTGACGGTGGTGGCGCCTGCGACGATCACGTATAGCGTCACGGAGCCGGCGGGGAAGCCGGTAGTATTGACGGACACGGCCCCAGAGGTGGCGCTCGCGTACACGTAGTTCGTGGCGCTGGCGGTGAGCGTCACCGTGCCGTCGTTTATCTGCGCGCCGCCGTACCAGCCGCCGTAGTAGCCCCACGTCAGGCCACTGGTGGTCGACGCGCGCCGTCCCCATAGCATGGCCGGGCTGGCGGCGTCGAAGTTGGCGTTGGCCACCACTTCTTTGTTGGCTTGCGTCGAGCTGATCTGGTCGATCAGGGATGTGCTGTTGGACATTTCGTCACCTTGCGATGGTGGCAATGGCTGCGTAGCCAGCCACGCCTTGGTCGCTGTTCTGGCTCACGGTTATGGTGATGGTCTGGCCCGTCGTAAAACCGTCTGCGGCTATCATCGACGCCGTATATGTCCACGTCGGAACGGCCGGCGAAACGAATGGGCCGCTGACGGAGGTCGTCCGCTTCACGGTGCCGCTGCTGGAGACGGTCACCGTGTACGTCTCGGACGACTCATCTAATGGCACGTCGGCACCGCTCAGCCACGAGTAATTGACCCTAGCCCTGCGCAGCCACGTGACGGTGATGTCGCTGGTAGAGGCGGCACTGCCGTGGAACGCCTGAAGCTGCCACGGCGACAAGGGCTTCACTCGCGCCACGGCCGGCTGCACCGTGACCTGCCCCGTCGGCGTCAGGCCAAACATGTTGTTCAAGTAGGTTTCGAAGTACATGTTCTGCCCGATGTCTGTCAGGTTTATGCCAGTCTGTCCGATGCTTGACGACTGCAGCAGCACGAACGTCTCGCCGGCGGCGTGGCCTCCCATGGCCCACTCCGTGCCGATCTGGCCGCGCAGCAAGCCGCTAAGCGTGTATTGTCCGGGCGCGGTCTGCGTGGCCGTGCGGAACAGGATGATCTCGCCGCCGACGTAGGCCACGTTCGCGCCGTTGAGAAAGCTGGCGTAGCTCACGCTGGACAGCGACAGCGCCGCCTCGTACAGCGTCACCTGAAGGGTGTTCGTCTCGTCTGGGATGTTGCCCCCATAGAATCCGCCGAGGGCGTTGCCGGTGTAGCCGATCGGCGTCGGCGTGACGAGCTGGAGCAGTTGCGCGAAGTTCGCGTCGTCTCGCGACACGTCGACGTAGCAGCCCGGCCACGAGCCGCTGAAGCCGCACGCCGCCAGGTACAAGCCCTGCGACGTATCCTGGCTGCGCAGCGGCGGCACGTCGAGTACGGCTAGGACGGTCGGTCCGGAGTACGGAACCTGCTGCGGCACGAAGCCTTGCGCCGAGCCGCCCTGCGCGACCTGCTGCGAGACGTTAGGGTAGATGGACGAGACGCTTAGGTCCCCGGTGAACTCGACCACGCCCTTGCCGTTCAGCACTACCTTGGTGATGCGCACCGGGTAGACGTTTCCGTCGTAGCCCGTGACGCCGACCACGTCCGTCGGCTCGTAGGCCAGGTACTTGTAGCTCGTGGCCCAAGTGAACGTCTGTCGTTTCGTCCACCGTTCCCAAAGCATCGCCTCCACCCGAGTTCGGGCCTCGGCGTCGGACAGCACGATGGGCACGTTCGTGGACTCATCAAGGTTCGACGTCGTGACAGCCCGGAACGCGCGCTGCGTGTTCGTCTGGTAGTCGGCAGAGTTGGACGGGTACGAAATGGTCTCCGACCGCGGCAGCTCGAACTCCTGCACCACCGTCTCGACGAGCGGATTCTGCGCCGCCTGCTGGCCGCCGCCCGCAATCGCGCCCATGTCGTCCCACGGTACCGTAACCGCCGCCTGCGCCCCGCGCCTGACGAACTTCAGTTGCCCATCGCAGTCGCTGACGTCGAAAAAGTACGTCGCCTGCAGCGGGGCGAGCGCCTGGCGCGGGCTTGACTTGCTGGTGATGGCAAAGCCCGTCACCACGTCACCGAGCGATGACGCGTCGTACTGCGACGGCTGTAGGCCCGCTGATGCGCAGATGTCCGACACGATGGAGGACAGCGTCACCTGAGACGGGTTGCCGCCCATGTTTAGCGTCATGTATCCGAGGCGCACGGATGACAGGTCGGCGCGGAAGAACATGATGAGGCTGTCGTTCACCACGTACATCGTGTGCCAGTTGAACGGCGCGGTGCCCAGCAGCGTCAGCGTATTCAGCGAGGGCCTGAAGACGTACACCGTGGCCCCTCCGCCGCCTAGGTAGATGTGATCGTCGTCGACCACGAAGCCCGGGAAGCCGGACGGCATGGAGCCTCCGCCCGGGGCGGTGGTCCAACTGTTGGTCACCGCCAGCGACGTCCTATCGAATTGGTACAGCGCGCCCGCGGCGTAGTCGCACGCGTAGACGTACGAGGCGCTGCCGCCGACCATCAGCCACTGCTTCAGGACGCCTGACTGCGCCACGATTAGGCCGCGCTGCGACAGGTCGCATCTGTAGATCGGCCTACCGCCCGGGTAGTACGACGTCAGGAAGATGTCGTTGCCGTTGCGCCAGAAGTTGGCCTCACTGCCGGCCACGCCGAGGTCCATCGTTCCCGCCGCGTCCATGGCGTCCCACGTGCCGTCCGGGTGAAGCCACCCGGGCCAGGTGTATATGCCGGGCACGTCCGAGTAGCCGAACGGCATCCCCGAGCCGCCGTGCCCGTACGAGCCGGGCGGGAAGAACTTCAGCTGCTGCGCGCCGTAGGCGTTGAGGTTGATGACCCTGACGCCCTCGAAGCCGAGGTAGTAGCCGTACCCCATGGCGGTGCCGCCCTGGCCGTTCAGGTTCGGCGCCATGAACAGCGTGCCGTCGGCCGTGGCGTAGGTGTACGATGACGCCGTGACGCCGGTATAGGCCGGCGCGATGTTCGTCGCCACCTCGAACGTTAGAGAGGGCATATAGTTGCCCCACTGCTGCAGGTTCAGCTCATTGAACACCACATAGGCCAGGCCGCGGTAAGGCGGGGTGTTCGCCGCGCCGAGAGCGGCTTGCATGGTCGGGTCGGCGACCTGGTTCTCGTCGCCCGGATAGACGGTGAAGTTGGTCACCATCTGGCTGGCGCCGGACACGCCCTGGAAGTCTGCCGGATTCGAGACGTCGTAGATGAGCTTTCCGTTGGCCCATATGCGCCGCACGCCGGTGATGGTGTTACGGCAGAGTGCCACCGCGAAGCTCACGGTCACGTACGGCTGCTGGGCCTTGCCGCCCATCCCCTTGCCGCCGCCGGAGCTGTGCTGGTGCGGGGTACCCATCCAGATCACATTGCCGGCGAGCCTGTATAGGCCGTACACCTTAGGGATGAACTTGCCATAAGCGGAGTCCTGGACGCGGACATCGGACGGCGCCGGCTCCTTCGGAGGGGAAAGGATGGCGCCAAGCAAAGAGCCGGCCATAAAGCCGGCCTCGATAGCGAACAGACTGCCACCGGACGCCACGCCGCCGATTACTGCCCCAGCCGTACCCAACAAGAGCCCAACTGCCTGGCCCATTTATTCGACTCCTTTCACGCTGTAATAGCGGCAGACGTACCGCAGCCATTTGTCGTCCATATCGTGCTCGCACACCACCCGGTTCACTGCATAAGCATGAATGACGGTCCGCGGTGCCGTGAGGATGCCGAGATGCATCGGCTCGCGTTCCCAATGGAAGAGCACCACATCGCCCTCGCGCCCGACCGGAGTTCTGTCCATCATGGAATCGCATATCGGTGCGAGCGTCCCATCCGGGCGCCTTGAATAGCCGTCCACGTCATAGTCTGACGGGCATAGGCCTAGCGCCTTCGCTACGCCGATGACCAATCCGGCGCAGTCGACCGCCACGCCTTTCAAGCGGCCCTGATGGCGGTACGGCGTGCCGAGCCACGTCCGCGCTTCGTCGACAAACTGCTGACGTGTGACCATCGTTCAATCCCCAAGCGGGCGCAGGATCGTGTCCGGCCCCGGAATGTATGGCTCGCCGCGGAAGTGGAGGATGTTGCTCCACCTGTCCCGGCACGTGCCGAACTGCTTGTCGCATCCGGCGACAATCGTGTAGGCGTCGCCGGGTGCGATGGCGAACGTCATGGGCATGGCCAGCGTGACCGAGCCCGGGGACGAGTTGCGCACCTCCATGCTGTAGCCCGTGTTCTGCCCGGAAGTCCACGTGACCTTCCCGTATGCGAAATAGCCCACACCGTACGTGTAATTGATGAAGACCTCGGCGCCGCCGTCGCCGGCGTTGAACGTGTACAAGCCGCCCGAGGTCACCGAGTACTGGTGCGAGCTCGGAGAGCCGCCGACGGCCGTCCACGTGTTGCCCGCGCTGTCTGCAACAGAGGAGTTCGCGACGAAGGTCCCTGACGGCGGAACGATCTGTATCTGGAACGGCCCGGTGGTCGGCACGCGCCTGCCCATGCTGTCGACGAAGGGCACCGTCGGGCCCGCCTGCGTCAACGACGGGTCGGTCCACGCGAGGTACTGCGCCGTGACGGCCGACACCGACCCGCTGAACGTGAGCGGGCCGAGTGCCTTCTGGCAGCGCGAATCGCCGAAGGTGGCCCGGCAGGTCGTGCTGAACTGCTCGCCTATCGTCTGTTGCATGGTCTGCGCCAATCCGCGCAGCTCCGCCTTCCACACCCCGTTCTGCAGCGTGAACTGGCCGAGGTTGCCGCTGGTGAGATTCATCTGGCCCATGGACAGGTCGGCATAGTTCACGACGAAGATGAGCACGGCCGCGTTTGACCACAGGCCGGCCTCGACGCCGCTGCGCGTCACCGCGCCGCCGCCCGTAACCAGTAGGCCGTCTATCTCCAAGTTTGACGTGGACAGGTCAGCCGACGATTCGACCGCAGACGCCGTGTAGCCATAGGTGGAGCGGTAAACGACCCCGTTGTACGCGATGTCCACGTCATGGTCGGTGAAGCCCCACACCGTGGCGTCCGTGCGGATCACCTGCACGCACGTGGCGATCGTCCGCACGTCTCCCGCGAGCCACGTGGACATAGCAGCGCTGACGCCCCTCACAGCCTCACCTCCACGATGGCCAGGGACTGGAACCCGAACAGCGCGCCCGAGCCGACGTCCAACTGCGGCGAGAACTGGTCGGTGTTGAATCGGCATGGCGTGTCGAAGGCGCCGGCCCACGTGAGCGAGTCCGACGCCTGCGGGTACATGTACGCCGTGCCCGTGCCGAGCGTGTCGCCCGAGGTGTTAGCGCTCACCGTGACCGTGGTCCCGGAGATGGCCGTGATGGCCACCGCCTGGTTGTTCAGCGTGCCGCCGGTGTCGCCGGTGACGCCGGTGAAATACAGCAGCTTGCCCACGGCCCAACCGGGCGGCACGGCGCCGACTGAGAAGCTGGTCGTGGTTCCCGCGACCCAGCCGGAGGTGAAGGCCTGGCTGTCTGCGACGAACGTCACCAAGCCCGTCGTGGTGTCCAGCCCGCACTGCCCCGGCGACACCCCGTAGACGACGGGGGAGCCGTTCCTGTACACCGTCGTCGTCTGCGTCGGGGCGCCGCTTAGACCGTAGGTCAGCAGTGGTTTGCCTATGAGGCGGTAGTCGGCCAGCGGCGCCGCCGCATAGCGCTTGAACATCTGATAGGCGGGGACGCCCGCACCCACGCCCGACGGTGCCGTGAACGATGAGTAGCTGCCGACGGGCAGTCCAAGCAGGCCGCTGCCCTCGTCCAGCCAGTCCGTCCAGTCACGGAACCTGAACCCGTAGGCCTGCCCTTTGCAGATGCGGAAGAAGTTGCGCAGGGTCTGCACTGAGTACTGGTCGAGAACGCCACCGTTGGTGCGGAAGCAGTTCTGGAGATCCCATTGGCCACGCCCGAACGTCCACAGCACATTGCGCTGCTCGCGGCCGCTGGTGCTGCTGGTCACCACGGTGTTATAGCTCACGCCACCGCGAGCCCACACGGCCAGATCGTCAGGAAAGCGTGGCGATTCCAGAAAATTTGATGTCATTCGTCACTCCTTCTGAGCGCCGCTTGGATCGCCCCTGTTAGCCACTGATGCCGCCTAGCCCCGCGCGCTTCGGCCAGCGCCGCCTACCACTCGGTGCCCTTGAAGCTGGTGCCCTCGTCGACCATGGCGCCGCTGAGATTGGCGCCCTTCATGACGCATCCGCCGAAGTTGGCACCGCGCAGGTCGGCGCCGGCAAACGTCGCGCCCGTGAAGTCGGAGCCCGCGAGATTCGCGTTCCGCAGCGTCGCCCCCTTGTACTCGGCACCGGCCATCTTGGCGCAGCCGCAGCTGAGGCCGGTGAGGTCGAAGCCACACATGTCGATGCCGTTCAAGTCGGCGCCCGTGGCGACCGCAGCCTCAATCGCCGCGGTCGCGCTGGCGGCGATGCCCTGCCACAAAATTTTGTCGGAGTCGACGTTCTTCAAGACGAAAAAATTGCCAGAAAGCGTGCTCATTGCTACCTCTCCTTAAAAGTCGGTTGAAGTTTCAAGCATTCCTCTTGAGCGCCTGTTGGACTGCCATACCAGCCATCGAGGCGATTTGGCTTTGGGTGCGCAGATCGACTCCGTTGGGCAGCACGAACTGGTTCGTGACTGTCACCCCGGCACCGGCGCTGTACGGCGAGTTCATGTGGGCCGGCACGATCGCTTCGCCGCGGTGGATCTGCGCGATCATGTCGTTCGGCACGTACGGAGTGCCCACGTCGTACGAAGCCAGCCCCATGAGGGCAGACAGGCCTCCACCGCCGGAGCTCATCGCGCCAGACGCCACCGCGCCGGCCGAGCCGGTGACGCCCGTGGCGGTAAATCCGAAGGCGCCCGCCATGTCCCCCTGGCCGAGGCCTCCCAGCAGTCCCGACAGCGAATTGCCTGCTCCGGAGACGCTTGAGGCAATCGTAGCCGCGGTGAATGCCGCGAGCGCCGCCGTCGCAGACGTAACGGCCGCCGTCATCGCTGCGATGCCCGTCGTGTCAGCCGTCACGGCCGTCGTGTGTGCCGTCGTCGCGGCCGCCCCGGACGCATCGCCGCCGAGCAGCTTCGACGTGCCGGTGCGCAGCAACGAGTCCATCGAAAAGCCGCCGCCGAACTCCATCTTCGAGACCTTGTCGAAGAGGCTCTTCGTGACCAACTGCGTGAGCTCCTGATTGATGCTCGAGAAGAGGTTCGCGAATGCCTGCCTGCCGCGCGCCGTGCCGTCGACGATGCTCGCGAACGTGCGCGAGAATCCTTCCTCGATACTGTTGGCTGCCTGGCGCGCCGACTGCATCTGCGCATCGTTCGCGGCGATCGACAACTGCAATTGCTTCGTCTGGCCCTCCTGAGCCAATTGCACTTGTTGATCCCGCAGTTCCTGCTGCTGCACCTTCGTCAGCGACTTCTCGGTGTCGAGCCGGTGCTGGATCGCCTGGATCGCGATCTCCGTCTTCTTCTCTTCGAACTGGCGCTGTAGCTCGATCAATTGCGCCTGCGTCATGCGCCCCTGCTTGACCTCTTCTTCCGCCACCATCAGCGCGCGCTGTTGCGCCTGCGAGAATCCGGCATTCGCACGCTTCGCAGCGAGGTCTTCGAGCCCCTTCGTCTCAGCCGCGATCGCTGCCTGCATGTCCTGAGAGGTCTGAATCACAGCGGCCGCACGCTGCCGGTCCATGACAGCCAGTCGTCCCTCGATCTCCACCTCTTTGGTCCGAAGCGACAAACGTTCCGCCGGGTTCCTCGCCTTCGACTCGAGCTCCGTCGTCTGGTCGAGCTGCTGTTTCACTGCGGCGCGCTCGGCGTCCATACCCTTCAGCGTGATAGCGAGGCGCTGAAGGTAGTAGTCGCGGAGCGAAATCTCCTGCAGCTTGTAGGATCGGTCCAGCTCGGATTGCTCGGCCTTCAGATCCTCCTTCAGCGCGTTGAGCTTCGCTTGCGTCTGAGCGTTCTCGTACGCGTACTCACGCGTCGGCGTGACCTCGCCGCCGTGGTTCCCGCGCGGAGTGCCCTTCGAGAAATTGATTTGATGGGAGCCCGTCGCCCCATGCACGGTGGCCGGCGCGGCGGTATCGGACCAGACCTTCTGAATGAAGGTCCTGTAGTGATCGCCAGCCGTCTCGATGTCGTGGAACCCTGACTTCACGGCCGAGACGATGCCCGAGAAGTCACCGGCTCCCGCGCGGTTCGCGGCTGCCACGACAGTCGAGATCGCGATACCAGCTTGCTCGGCACCGACGACCAGCGTCGCAAGAGCAGATGCGGCGCTCTTCACGACATCCGACACGCCGTGATAGAAGTCCTCGAGGATCGGCTTCAGAGCCGCATTGTCTGAAAGCGCCGACGTGAGGTTGAGAATCGTCGGCAGCAGCACGGTCTTGGCACTCATGGACATGGCATCCATGCGGGCGTGCGCGAGCTCCATCTGCTCCTTCATCGCGGCCATCTGTTCGATCGTCTCGCCGCCGATGATGGCGCCGGCGTTGCGCGCCTCGGCACCGAGTTGCGCCAAGCCGGCCGACCCACGATCGAGCAGCGGGATCAGGTTCGCACCAGACGCACCGAATAGCTCATTGGCGACCGCCGCCTTACCCGCGCCGTCGGCCGAGTTGTGGAAGGCGTCCGCGATCTTGGCGAGCAAATCGTTCGGGCTGCTGGACCGCAGTGTGCTCAGCGAGATCCCGAGCGCGGCGAAAGCGTCGACGGCTACCTTATTGCCGTGGACCGCCCGGTTCTGCACTTCGGCAAGCTTGCTGAACGACTCGACGGTTTCCTTCGCGTTGACGCCGGAGGCATGCGCAGCGAACACCCACTGCTGGATGGCGTCGGTGGATGCGCCGGTCACCTGTGACGTTTTGTGGACGGCCTCGCCGTAGTCTGCCATCGCCTCGGCGGCTTTGTAGGTGACTGCGGATGCGAGCGCTACTGATCCTGCAACGGCTCCGATCGCAAGACCGGCCGGCGTCATGATCTTGTGCATCCAGTCCATCTGCTCGCCAAGGACCATAATCGAGCCGACGAAGCGCTTGTAATTTCCCATCGCCATTTCGTGGCCGAGCACGAGCAGTTCGCGACGTGAGGCGGCCGTCCAGTGCGATGCCCCCTCGGCCGCCTTCGCCTCGGCCTCGTGCGCAGCACGCACGCGCTGCGACGCCTGCACCATTCGGCTTGCGGCAGTTTCCGCAGCCGAGCTCATTTGCGCGAAGCCCTGCGTCAGCGCCGCGTTGGTCGCGCGCGACTGCGCGACCAGCTCGCGCAGGTCTTGCGCGATACCGTTGACGGCGCGACCGATTGCATCCGAGGCCTTCGACGCTCCCTGCTCGGCACCGTCGGATGAAACGGTGATCGATACATTTACGTTGTCGTCTGCCACTGCTCACTCCAAGTCATTCGTCCAGCAGTCGGCCGCCCATCGAGGCGAACATCTCGGAAGGCTTCGCGCCGCCGTCGGACGGCGCGGTCGCTGCGCCGGCCTGCGGCTTAAACTTCACGAACGCGGCCACGCACCAGTGGACGGGCGGGTGCTTCATAAACCCGCGATACAGCGCCTCGACGCGTGGAAGATCGAGTTCATCGATCTGGGCCCACGTCCAGCCAGTCGCGAGAATCAGGTCGGCGTAGAGCTCGTCCCAGTCGATGCGCTCGTCGCCGTTTCCGCTTCCCCCGATTCGATCCTCCCGGCGCTGTAGATCGCGCGCAGGACCGTCGGGACGTTGCGTTCGTCGAGGTGCTCGTCGAGCCAGTCGCGGTCGAGATCCGGCGTGCCGCCGTCCTGGCGCGCGAGCGTGTCGCCGATGAAGGCCGACAGCTCGTCCATGTACTCGGGGCTGTTCAGGATGGTTTCGGCCTGCGCCTTCATCCAGCGCTTGATGCTTTTGAGCGAAGCGGGCGGCACCGGCAGCTCGCGGCCGCCGATCGTCACGGTGTTCTTCATGGGTCAGTTCTCCACGGCGCAGCGCGCCGCGCGGATGCGGTAGTACTCGATCACGACACTGTCGATGTCGAGCTTGTCAAGGAATTGCAGGATCACTTTTCGGTTCTGGAGCGCGGCGGCGCGCGTCTGGCACGGCGTGTACGGCACCGTCTCATTCAGTTGCCAGTTCGCGAGCGCGAGGCCGACCGCACGGAAGACGCGCTCGACTTCCTCGACGGAACAACCGAGCGCGGCAGCCTGGGCCTCGGGCGTGACGCCGCACGCCAGGTTCTGATAGATCAGCTTCTTCGAGGCTTGGTCCATGTCAGCTCGCTTCGCCAAGGCAGATCGTGCCGAGCGTGTTGCTCGAATCGACGAACGCGCTGAAGTCGAACTCGGGGATGTTGAAGTCCTCGAGCTTCGTGCTGAACGTGTACTTCGTGGCGACACACTGATTCAGCGTCAGCGTGACGCGCTCACCGTTGAACACCTGCGAGACGACCGACTTGAACGACGGCGCGGTGCCGAGCAGTTGGTTCGTCATCGTCACCGTTTCGCCGACCGTGTTGCTCGTCGGGGTGTACGTGTAGCTGATCGCGACGGCAAGGCCGGTGTCGGCAGCGGCGAACGTGTAGACGCCGGCGGCGACCGAATACTGGCCCGTGGCCGGCGCCGACGCAACGCGCGTCAGCGGCAAGCCCGTGGCGGCGTACTTCACGCCAAGGTCCGTCACCCAGCCGGCCGAGTTCGCTACCGTGACGGTGTACGGGCCGGTGCCAGGGATCGTGCCGGCTTCGTTGTCGGAGATGAGCGTCTGGCCGACGCTCTTCGAGATCCCGAAAAACAGATCCGACAGCACGCGGCCCTGAAACTGACCGGCCATCGCCTTGCCCGTGACCTTCATCGTGCCGCGGCCGATCGCGAGCGGCAGTTGGTAGGAACCGAACAGTTCTTTGACTGTCGCGTCGAAGCTGATGTCGGCCGATTGCAGCGCGCCGAAACGGTTCGGCGTGGGGTTGGCGTTGCCCGACTGGATGCCCCAGAAGGAACCGGCGCCGAAAGCGTATTGAGACATGGTGGTGCTCCTATGCGTGAGCCACGAGCGGGCAAGAAAAAGGCCGGCTCAGACGAGCCGGCCTGGGGGTACTGCGAAAGGTGGATCAGGATTCGCCGATCAGGCGGCAAGCTGCTTCTTCAGTGCGTCGACTGCGGCGCGCACGTGATTGAACGTCGCGGTGTCGCGCGACACGATCGAGTCGTGGAAGTTGGCGCGGAACCACGCTTCGATCAGTGCGTCGGTGCGCGCGTCGAGCGCGGGGGCGGCCGGTGCCGGCGCGAGTTCCACGGCCAGCATCGCGCCGGGCTCATCGCCGGCCATAGGCTGCTTTTCGTCTTCCATGTCCTGCTCCGTCAGTTGTTGGCGAGGATGTGCACGGGGATGATCGCGATCGCCTGCGGCCCGAGCACGCCCTCGTCGGTGACGATGTCGCCCTCGATCCAGCAGTGCGAGACCGTCCCGCCGAGCGTCTGGAATCCTGTAAGCGCGTCGGGCGCGAGCGCGGCCTCGATCGCATCCATGAACTGGTTCAGCTGTGTGGCCGGCGTCACGTCGGGCAGCGCATTTCCGGAGTTCACATACAGGTAGAGCTCGCACCGGAACGTCACCAGCGCCGGGATGCCCTTGCGCGGCCGCTGGCTCTCGCGCACCTGCACTTGGAACAGCGCGGGCTGCTCGACCGGCGGCACGTCGCTCCAGTGGCGCAGACGGCGCGATGTGGTCACGAAGCCCTGAATTCCGCTGACCTTCGCGAACAGCGCGGCATAGATCGGTTCGCGGTTCATCGCTGCGCGCCCTCCGCCGCTGCCTCACGGATTCCGTGCAGGATGTCGTCGCGCTGATCAGCGAGCGCCGTGCGCAGGAACGACCGCTCGGGCAGGTTCATCTTCATGGGGTGCTCGCGCACGGTCGCGGTGACCGGCGTCGTCAGCGGCTTGCCGAACGCCTGCGTGACCTGCCGCAGGTGCTCCTTCACCGTCACCACGCCGCGAAAGCCGTACTCGTGCGGCGGTGCGTATTTGACTGCCGTACTAACAATGCCCGTAATTGATGCTCCATTCGCCACAACGGCGTGGTTAATCGAATCGGCGAGCCGCCCAGTTCGCACGTTCAATACTTGGCCGCTCAGCTTGTTGCGAACAACATATCCCTCAAGTTGCACCACGATCCGCTCGATTCGTTCCTGAAGTGCATTGCGGATGTTCGGTGTGATGCGGCCGATACGCGCGATGACCTGCGACTGGCCCTTCACCTCTGCGTCGAATCTCATACCGGGACCACCTTGCGGTAGTTGTTCAGGATCGTGCGCACGCCAGCCGGCATGTCCGCCACCGAGAACGACACCACCTCGCCGTTGATCGACTTGCTGACCTGGCCGAAGTGGTTGCGGTCCGAATACTTCAGGCCGATCAGCTCGAGCACCGCCTGCTCGATTTCCGGCGGCGTGGCCGCGAATCCAGCCGTGTACGCGACCTGCACGCCGAGCGGTGGCCACTTCGGGAACTGGCCGTCCGCTCCATTCGGGAACGCGCTGAAACCTACGTTGCCGATCAGGTACAGGAAGCGATCGTCGAACGTATAGCCGACCTGCACGCCGTCCGGCGACGCCGCGATCGGCACGCCGCGGATCGCGAGCGACGAGACGGCCGTGATCGGGTAATTCGGCAGAGCGAGCGTGTTCGAGCCGCTGCCGGTGTGCTTCTCCGTGTAGGCAGCCGAGGCGATCGTCCGGTTCAGGTACGTCTGCACGAACTGGCTCGCCGCGGTCACGAGGCGCGTGAGCATCGCGTCGTCGCCCGTCACGGTGCTGGGCACGTTCAGCCATTGCTTCGCGTTCGCGAGCGTCGTCAGATCGCCGGCCGCCACGTCACGCCCCCGTGCCTTCGCCCGCTGCCGCGGTGCTGGCGTCGCCGTCGCCGGCCGGCTCGTCCGCCGGTGCGTCGTCGGTCAGCACAATGCCGTGCGCGGCTGCCACCTCGGCAGAGAAATCGTCCGGCAGCATGATGACGCCGCCCTTGCTGGGCTTGTACGTCTCGCCGCCATGCGTGATGCCGCCGAAATTCTTCGGCGCCTTGAACTTCGCCATGTCGTTCTCCCGTCAATCCCAGTACGCGACGATGTTCGTCACCGTGCTCGCGGCATACACCTTCGTCGCACGGATCGGATACATGCCGGAAGGCAGCGTGATCGACACGTTCGTTTCTCCGCCGACGGTGTCGATGACGAGAACCTGCGTCCCGCTGTTCGTGAAGGACAGATACGCCGTGGCCGGCAACGGCGTGCTGTCCGATGGCGTTACCGCCTGAGCGTGATTGGCCATGCTGACGGACCTCGTGGAAGAAAAAGGCCCCGACCGAAGCCGGGTCGAACTCGCTCGCTGCTCTACTGCTCGGTCAAACTGCCGTCGGCCGATGCTCCGGCTTCCATGTTTGCTCCAACACGACCGCGCTGATTTTGGATTGGTTCACGCCGTACTTGTCGGCAAGCGTCTGCTGCGAGACGCCGCCAGCCGCATAGGCTGAACGGATTTCATCCACGATGCCCCATGTGAGCTTCGATCGACCGTGGTGCTCGCCATGGACCGCGCAGTCTCCCGCGCGGCCCTTGGCGTGCATGTCGGCGATGTTGTCCTTCTGGGTTCCGGCTTTCAGATGCGCCGGGTTACAGCAACACGGGTTGTCGCAGGTGTGCATGACGACGAGACCTTTCGGAATCGGCCCTTCGAACGCCGCGTAGGCAATTCGATGGGCCGTCGTTTTCCGAAAGTGCCCGTAGCCGCCGCGCAAGCGACTTCCCATCCACGGCCAGCATTCGTCCGGGTCGCGAATTTCGACCATGGACCAGAAGTCGAGGCGCCGCATCTACATCAACCAGCAGCGATGTTGGTGATGATCGCCATCGCGAACGGCGCGTACACCGCCAGCACTTCTTCCGCGTACACGCCCGACTGCCACATACGCGTGACGATCGGGAAGTCGAGCTGATAGTAATCCTTGCGGCAGTGGATTTCCGCCACGTTGCTGACTTCGTTGTTCTGGTACCAGAGCGGGAGTTCTTCGCACCAGGCGACGATCGTGCCCGGCGGGACCTTCGGGTGCAGCATCACCGGAATGAGCTGGCCGCCGTTCGCCGTGAACGGGTTGAAGTAGAAGGTCACGACACCCGATGCCACGAGCGCGTACGGCTCCTTACCGGCGGCCGGCTGGTTGTAGCGCAGCAGCGGGCCGCTCGAGTTGTTGAGCACCTTGTTGGTGATGTTCATCTGCTCTTGCGAGTTGACGTACAGCACCGTGGCGCCCAACTGGTACGTGTCCCACATCGACTTCAGCATCGTGTCGATCTCGACGACCGAACCGCGACCCGACGCGGTGAGCGGCGTGCCGGTGCCGGCGGTGCCAGTCGGCATCACCTTCACGTACGCGCCATTCGCCGGCTTGAACGCGGTCGTGAGCAGGCCGTCGAATGCCAGCGGGTTCGTCGAGTTGTCGGCCGTGATCGCCGTCGCGGCCTGCGTGCTGCTCGAAAGCGGCGCGGAGAACGTCGCGCTGTTGATCGTCGTGATCGCCTGCAGCTTTTCCGAGCCCGCCGTGCCGACGTACCAAGCATATGCGACAGCGCCGGTGACGACCGGCACCGTGGCGGACAGCGTCTGGCCGAGCGTGACTGCCTGCGTGGTGTTCGACGACTGGTTCGACGAGCCGCCGGTGACGACGTACGTCTGTCCGTCGGCGCCAGTGACGGTCTTCTGCGTGGCGACACCGTTCGAGACCGAGCTGTTGATGAAGCCTTCCAGCGTCAGCGCGACGACGATCACGCTGTAGGTCGCGGCCGGCAGCGTGGCACCCGAACCGGCAGCCGAAAGCGTCGGTGCAGTCGGCACGCCCAGCGCCAGCGAGTTGTTGCCGCCGAGGATCGCGTTTTCTTCCTTCAGCATCGTCTTCTGGAGCAGGCGCATCGCCATCGTCGCCTTGACGTCTTCGAAGCCTTCGCCCGCGTGTTCGGCTTCGAACGTCACGCCGTCTTCTTCGCCGATCGTGACGTAGTTAGCGGCGACGGGTGCCGTGTTGTACGACATGCGGCCCGAGCGCTGACCTTCCGGCACCCAGGGCGACGAGTCGTAGCCCGAGCCGACGATCGCCTTGACGGTGCGCCAGTTCGTCGCGACGCCGCCCTTGCCGGGCACGCGCGCCATTTTGTTGCGGAGGGGCGTCACGACCGGATACAGGTTCTTCGCCGGTGCCTGCAGGTCGTACGCGACCAGGTTGTTCGCCGTGGTGATCGTCTTGCCCAAGCCGTATTGGCCCTTGACCAGCTCCAGCGTTTCTTGAATCGTCTTCGCGTCCATTTCTTCGACTCCAATGAAAAAGGCCCGCGCAATGGCGGGCCTTTTGTGGTGTGACGGATTGCCGGGCTATGCCGGCGGGTTATGGGTGGATGGGAAACTTCTGGAGTGGATCAACCGCGGAAGACGATCACACCGCCATTCCGTCGGGCCTTCTTGATTGCGGTAGCTGCTTCGTCAATGCTGCCGTCCGCCTTTCGTACGGGTTCGACTTCCTCCTGCTGCTCGCCGGCGACGAAATCGTGGCTCTTCCCGATCGCGACCGCGACGCTATTCAGTGCGCCCTTCGGATCGACTGGGGTCTCGCTCAGCTTCTTGACCAGCGCGGCCTGCTCATCGAATTGCTTCTGGAGCGTGTCGCGCTCGCCAGCCAGCGTCGCGACGGCTTTCGTCAGCTCGTCGCGCTCGAGGGCTGCCTTCGCAACCTGTTCAGTCGCCATGGCGAGATCCGCCGTCAGCTTCGCGAGCGACTCGCCGGCCGCCGTGAGCTTGCTCAGCGTATCGGCATGGGCGGCCTTCTCGGCGTCCATGTCGCCGTCGGCGTCCTTCGCGCACTTCGCGCCGAGTTCGCCCATCAGGTCGTGCGCCTTCTGGATGCGCTCCATGTCCGCGCCGCTGTTGCGCGCGCCAGCCTTCGCGAGCAGCTTCTCGAACGCCTCGTGCATGTCGGCGATGCCGGTCGCCACGGCAGCCTTGTGCAGGCTCTCGGAGGCCGCCGCACATTCGAAGAAGTAGACCCACGGCGAGTCGACGTTGCCGTCTTCGTCCGTCAGCTCGGCGACTTCCTCGGCGACCATCGCGGTCAGCAGCTCGCCGCCGCGTGCGAGCCATTCCTTCAGGTCGTCCGGCATCGTCGAGCCGTCGCCTTCGGCGGCTTCCTCGCTCGCGCTCGACTGCTGCAGGTAGTGGATCGACGCGAGCAGGTTCGCCAGCGTCGACACGTTGTACATGCCCTTGTGCAGCGCGAGCCGCGCCGCCAGCGTCAGGTTCTCCGGCGAGACGATCACCGGCTTGCCGCCCTTCGTGAGCACCGGCTCGGCCCACTTGTCGGCGGCCGACGGCGGCCCGTCCTTGTCGATCTTGTCCTTCCACGCGGCGATGATTCGGTCCTTGACCGTCTTCAGCTCGTCGGCGCTGTACTCGGCTGCGTCCTTTTCCTTGTTGATGTACGACCAGGCGGCACGGATGTGCTCTTCCGTATCGATCGGGTACTTGCTGTTCTTCTCGTCGGCGTATTTCACGTCGCCGTACGGTTTCTTCTTGTCGTCCTTCGCCTTCCGGATCGCCTCAAGCATCTCGTCGAGAGACAGGTCACCAGCCTTCGCGAGCGCCGCGACCTCGTCCGAGAACGTGTCGGCCGTAACCGGCACCGGCGCGGCGGCCGGCTTGAACGCCTTCTGCATGACCGAGCCGTCGGCCTTCTCGATGCTGAAGAACGACGCCGTCGGCACGCACGGCAGGTCGACCAACGAGATCTCACACGGGTTGGCGGTAAAGCGGCGCGCGCTGAGCTCGGCGTCGGCCCAGCGCTTCACGTAATCGCCGCCGATCGAGAAGCCGGTGTAGACGCCTTCGAGCACCTTGTCCCACTCGGCGTCGTCGACCACCTTCGCGCAGATGTCGATCGCCTTCTCGGCGTCGAGGAAGTCGATCGCGGTCAGCTTGCCGGCGGCGATGTTGTTGTGCATCGCGCGAAGGTTGCCGACCGACTTGCCGTCCGTCGCCTTCGCGACGTCGCCGGACCACTTCTCGAAGTACGGCTTCGACGTGGCGTAATCCATGATCTCGCCGGCGCGGTCGACGACTTCCTCCGTCGCGCGGCCGTACACAAGGCGCTTCTCTTCGTCGACCTTGGTCAGACGGGCAAACAGTTTCAGGGACATGGATAGCTCCAGTGGATCGGCGGGGCGCCGGGGGTTACTCAGGTTTCAGTACTGGAAGAATTCGGCACCGACAACGTGGATGCAGCGGAGGCCCCAACCGGGAACCAGCGGAAAACTCTTCATCGAGGGCAACCTGCTCGCCATCGAGTGACTGACAGAGGTCGCAGCATCCGGGAAATGCAGCCCACTCCTTCTTCTGGATGACCGAACTTGCATTCCATCCAGCGAGATGACCGCCTGTTCCGGCGAACCGAGACTCGGTCCGGGCGATGAGCAGCGCGCGCTCCTTCGAGAAGGCCGTATTGGCCTTCAACTCGGAGGCCAGTTCATCGTTACTCCAGCCTTCCTTCACCGCACGCGTCACCGTGCCACGGATCAGCTCGCGCGTGCCCTGCGTGATCTGCCACTTCGCATCCGGGTTCGGCATCAGCGAGCCGTCGTCGGCCCACTTCATGCCGACCATCTCGGCCGCGCGCTCGTGCGCCCACGCGGTCGCGTGCTGCGTCATCTGGTCCTTCGTCTCGTCGCCGAACAGGTCGAGTTGCTTGAGCGCTTCAGTGCCGCCGGCAACAGCCACGCGCACGAGTTCGTCCTCGACCGGCTTCGCTAGGTCGCCCCAGTCGGTGAAGTCGACCTTGTCGAGCGCCTCGTCGGCGCGAAACTTCGGATCGTCCTCGGCCATCTTCCCGAGGCCGAGCGTGGCGGCGAGCTGCGCGGCGATCGCGCTGGCCTGCGCCTCGAGGAACGGCTCGAGGATCGCGGTTAGCGCTTCGGTGCCGGCCTCGACGTGCTCGGCGTCCGGGTCAGTACCAGTCAGGGACTTTTTTTTTTCGACGACCGGATGAGCGTGCTTATCAGCAGGCTCCGGTTTGTCTTCCGGTGCAGAAGGCGCAGGCTTGTCGCTGGGAGGCGTGTCATCGGGAGGCTCCTCGCCGGGCGCGCGCGGCGCGCCGCCGGCATGCGCAGCGGCGGCGGACGCTTCCGCTGCGGCGCGCTGCTTCTCTTCCTGCTGCTTGTCGAAGTCGACCACAGCGACCGGGCCGGTCGGCGTGTACACCGCGTTGCCCATGCCGATCGGATCGTCACCGCGCGACTGGCGGATCTCGTCGACGCTCTTCGTCCCGTTCTTGACGTTGTAGTCGTCGATCTGCGTCGCGATCAGCGGGTCGAGCTCTTCGGCCTGGTCCCACTCGAATTCGAGGTCCTGCCAGCCGAAGTACTTCCAGACGATGTAATTGACCAGGTTGCGGATCCAGTTCATCCGCGGCAGTAGCCCTTCCTGTTTCGCCTCTTCCTTCGCGTTGTCCGCCGTCGCCCGGTTCATCTGCCGGATGAACGGCGTCGGCGCGGTCGAGAACGCGAAGCAGATCACGCGGGCCAGCCACTCGTCGTACTCGTCCTTAAGCGCGAGCGGCTTCGTGTCGTGCGGCGTGATGCCGCCCGGGATGAAACGGCCATGCTTCTTCGTGCCACCGACGGTCAGCGAGTCCCACCACGTCTGGAACTGCTTGATCTGGTCCAGCTGCCAGCTGTCCGGCACGCCGAACAGCAGGTCGGGCACGTTGCCCTCGGTGTAGTACGACAGCTGGTTCAGCGCGCGGCGGATCGAAATGTTGACGCTCGTCAGCACCTGCTCGACCGGGCTGTACCCGTAGATCTTGTTCGTGCGCGGGTTGCGCGGCCGATAGATCAGCTCGTCGCGCGTGTAGTCGACCGCCTGGATGCCCTTCAGGATCTGCTGGTACGCCGGGTTCGGCGGCAGCGGGGTGCGGCCGTTCGGCAGGATGAAGCGCTTGATCGTCGAGCCGTCCATCGGCTCGAAGCCGTACCAGTCGCTGAGCGTGCCGCTCGGCGCCACGTCGCCGCCCTTCGTCTTCAGCGGGTACAGCGTCGGAGCGTCGATGACGAACAGGTCCTCGAGCAGCATGCGCAGCCACTCGTCCCACGTGTGCTCCTTGTCCGGCATCTGGAAGAAGTCGGTGAGCTGCTTGCAGCGTTCGTCCGGCTTCTTCTTCGGGTCGCGCGGCTTGAACTTCCACTTCAGCGCCGCGAGGTTGTCCTTCTCGTTCTCGATGACGAGCCGGAGGATGTCGCAGTTGTCCGCCAGCGCGCGCAGTTGATCGAACGAAACCTGCTCGTACGTCCGCGCACGCGGGATCAGGTTGACGTTGACCGGGAAATCGAACTGGCGCCCGCGCGTCTGCGCGCCGGGGAACTCGGTCAGCGGCGGCAGACCCGGTCCCGGTGACATCCACGCAGTATTCGTGCCCTGGATCACGTAGCGCGAATCGACGACGCCGTAGTTCGGCGTTTGGCCCGTGGCGCGCCCTACCATCGCGCTATCGATGGGGGTTTCCTTGCCGCCGTCAGGCATCTCCTGCTCCTAGATGGGTTACTTGTTGCCGTTGGCGGCTTTCTTCGCTGCCTCGGCGTCGGCCGCCTGCTGCTGCATGAACGCGAACAGCCCGGTACCCGGCGCGATCTTGATCGCGTGGGCATAGACCAGCGAGTCGCCTTTGTCCGGCGATCGCTTGATCCGCTTGATGATTTCTTCCTTCGCCTCGATCTGGATGCCGCGGGCGGTCAGCTTCCAGCGCGGCGTCGTCAGGTCGGCGAGCAGTTCGGGATCCGGCGGAATCGCCAGTTCGTCGCCGCCGACCGGATCGAGCGCTTCGCGCAACTTCCAGTACCACTCGGCGCGCGCGTTGACGAATGCGAGCTGGCCGGACTTGTCGCGTGCGTCGGAGCCTTCGGCGCCGTTCATCGCGACCGCCTTCATCCCAATCTTCTCGGCGAGCACGTCATACGGCGAGGTGCCAACGCCGCCGATGTCGATGTTCACCGTTGCGTCATCGCGGCGCATGTTCATGACCAGCGTCGCGACCGCCTGCCCATTCGGCGTCGACTGCCCGGGCTCGCACACCGGCGTGTCGAAGTAGTTGTCGAAGCGCGGCGTCGCGACCGTCTTGTCCTTGCCGCCGCGTGCGACGTCAACGCCGATCGCCGTCATCGGCGTCATCGGCTTCTCGCGCTGCTTCCAGCGCTCCTGCGCGGCCTTCACCCACGCGCTCGGGATCACTTGGAATGCGCTGTCCTCGCGGCCCGCTGCGAAGTCGCCCTTCAGCATCTTCGAGCGCAGCGGTTCGGGCAGAGCCTGCAGCTTCGCAACGTAGCCGGTGCCGGCGTAGTACGGGTTGTCCGTCACGCGGGCCGGAATGAACGTGCGCGACTGCGGTGTGTAGGTCTCCTCGCCGCGCTTTACCGGAGCCGGGCTGTCGACCTCGATGTGCTCGTCGCCGACGATGATGTACCAGCGCAGCTCGCCTGGCTTGGCCTGGTTCGGGTGGTTCGGGTCGAGCCACGGCGCGAACCATTTCAGCAGCCAGTCGCCCTCCGGATCGGTCGGCGGGTTCGAGCAGAGCAGCAGCTGGCACTTCTGGTCCTGATGCTCGGTCCGGATCCACGTCGTCAGGAACTGGACGAACGCTGCGGGGAAGTTCGCCGCCTCGTCGAAGACCAGTAGGTCGTGCGGCCGACCCTGCAGCTTCTTGAGATCCTTCTCGTGCTGCACTGAGCCAAACCGGATGAACCGGCTCTTCTTCTCGAAGTTGCAGCGCCACCAGCCCTTTTCGTTGTAGCTGCCGTGCGCGCTAAACATTTCCTTCGAACGCTCGACCATGCCCTCGAGCTGCGGGAACTCCCGGCGCAGGATCAGCGACCGCCGGTGCTTCGTCAGCGCCTTCCCCAGCGCGAGGTCGGATTTACCGCCGCCCGCCGCGCCGCCGTATAGGATCAGGTCGGCATCACACTCATACGCCTGGCTCTGCGGGCCCGGCAGCGGAATCCACTTCTGGCTCTGCAACAGAAGCCTGTCCAGCTCGTCGCGCTCTTGCTGCGTCAAGTAGGGCAGTAATTCGGCTAGCTCGTTCGGCGTCGGAGAGTTCATGGGTTTCGATCGGGCCGCCGTTGCGGCCGGTGATCTCCGTCTTCGTCACATCGCGCCACTTCTCGGGCTGCCGGTTCTTCAGCCAGAAGATCGCGGCCGTCGTATCCGGCGGGTAGTGCTTCCGGATCTTCGTCTTTCGCAGCTTGCCGCCGATCACTCGCAGGTCGAGGTCGTCGTGCTCGTAGCCTTTCGCTCGGTTGAAGAGGCTGTCCGCGATCTCAGCGTCCGCGAGCGACTTGCCGCTTTTTATGGACTGTAAAAACTCCGGATGCTGACGCTTCCAGTTGTTCAGCGTCTTCTCGGCCACCCCGAAGAAGTCGGACAGTTCGGAGTCGGTCGCACCGAGCTTCGTCAGCTTCGCGGCCTGCTCGGCGTACTCCGGGCGATACGAGCTGGGACGACCGCCTTTCGGCTTCGTCGCTGGTTTGGTTGGAGTACCCATGGCATGAGGAAGAACGTTTCTCTCAGCCCGCGGGCGGCGAGCATGATCTACCGGCGAGCCGCCGGGCGTGGAAAATAAAAAGCCCGCGACCGGTTTCCCGGTGCGGGCGAACTCTGGTCCGAAGACCTGAGAGGAGACACGTTGAGAGCGGCCGGCGCCAGTACCCGGCAGGCAGAGAGGCGCAATTCGCTCTCACAGCGTGGCCCGGTTCCCCGTCGATGATCAGTCGACATCGCCAGCCGGGGACGTGCGCACGATCCGGCCGAAGACCACGCTGTGAAAGCGCCCGTATCGCAGGGCCAGCGGCACGCTATGGGCGCTGCACCCGGGATGCCCTTCCCGGCAGTGTGTTGAGGCGTTCGTCTCGTCGGTGCCTTCACCTGGTTAGCGAGGGTGGGTGCTCCTCAACCATCGGGCCAGTCTGAACCCATGCGGACTGTCGCGCCGCTCCTGCGTGGGCCTACAGCAGCCCCTTCAGCTCGTCGACGAGCGCCTTTGCGTCGTCGGACAGCGGCAGGCCCGGCGCGCCGGCGATCGCGCGCTTCAGCGCGTCGATGTGCTGGTGCAGCCACGCCATCAGGTTGTGCTCGTCGGTCTGGCCGGATTCGAACGCGCGGCAACCGAGCTGCTCGACGCGGGGCAGCAGTGGCACGGCGACCACGGTGGCCGTATCAGCGAGCAGTGTGACCTCGCCACTGGCGATCTGTTCGCCGGCCGGTACGGCATCGGTACTCAGCGGCTCATTCAATGCTGGCGCGCCATCAGCGCTAGCGGCTGCGCTGGTCGTACCATCCGTCAGCGCGCTCGCGGTCACGGCGGATTGCGTCGAGCCGGCATCCGCCTCCGCAGGCGCAGCCGAACCGAACTCCCCCACCGGAGCGGCGCCAGCGTCCGTCGGGGAGGTGGGTTCCGTCGACGCCAACGCGGCATCTGCCGTTGCGCCGACGCTGGCATTCGTTGCGCCATCGGCGCCTTGCATTGCATTGAAGTCGGACATCGCCTCGTCTCCTAGTCGTGGAATGAAAAAAGCCCCGGGCCATCTCTGGCACGGGGCTTTCTGGGGCAGTTCTCACCAACTAGACAAAATGGTAGCTGTCCGTAACACGAATTGCAACGCACGACTGTGAACGGCAACGCACGACCGCGCAAGGTCACGCAGTAGCCTGTTCCCTCCCTTCGACAAGCCCGGTGCGCACGAAGTACTCGGTCAGCTTGTCGATCGCCCCGTTTTCGAGTGCCTTCAGCTGCGGGCAGATCGCGTCGTACGCCCGTTTGTAGGTCATGTGGCTGGCACCGAACGACTTCTCCAGATCGCGGAAGCTGATCTTCGCCTTCTCCTCGCCGACGTAGTGGCGCGCGATGATGCAGTCCATCGCGAGCTCGGACACCGACCGGAACTCGCCGGCGAGATACTTCGAAAGGTTCTGGATAGCCTGCGACCGCTCCTTCAGGAAGTAGAGCCGCACCGTTCCGTCCGGCAGGCGTTCGTCGCCCATCTGGCCGAACCGCGCGAGGATCACCCACTGCTCGCGGTCGACGAGCTTCGTCTGCACGGCGCTCGCCACCTCGGCGCACTGCCCGCGCACCTCGATCGGCACGAGGCCCCCGAAGTTGACCGTCCCATCGTTGCTTCCGTACAGGTATTCGAGGAACGCCGCCTGGCGCTTGTTCAGCGTGCCGAGCGACTCGATGATCCGGATCAGCGTCAGCCGGAGGCCGTTCTTTTCGCGGACGGGCTCCGACATCACTAGGTAGGCGACGTGTAAAGCCTGCTGGGTTGAGCGGAAGATGGCGTCCATGATGGCTCTATTTTGGTTTGGCGTTGCATTGAATAACAATTGGCCGAACAGTGTATCTGTCGCATCGGCGGCTGTCCTCAATACACTTCGATGGTCGGCGCGCACGAATATCACATGCCACTTCCGGACCACCGAATGGAGATTTCAGCAAGTTTCGACAGCCAGCACACGTGCGCGCCATCGCTCGTTTATCGCCTTCCTCTCGGCGCGCATACACGTCCTGCGGATCACGGTAGGTCCAGCGTTCACCTTCGTCCTGCCGTCGCCGCGTCACGCGTCCTCCTCGCCGGTTATGCCAAGGAACCGGTAGTCGACGCCGCGCCCCGGCTCGTCGTGGCTGGCCGCGCGCCATTCGGCGGCAAACTGATGTACCCACGGCCCAGTAGCTGGAGGTATCACCAACTTCGGTTCCGGAGTAGGCAGAGGCGTCCAACGCGGGGTGCTAATCGCCCGCATGTTGCGCATCCGCTCCCGGGCCTGGTCAATGCGGCCACCCTCGACGCCCTTCGCGAACCCGGCGAGGTAGTCCAGCGCGTGCGCCACCTCCGGGAACTCGGCGAACCAGCGGCGCGCCTCGACGCACTCCACGCGCCAACGGTCCAGCTCTTCAAGCTCGCGCCGCGCGACCAGTCGTTTCAGCCATTCGAACATGTCGTCTCTCCCCTCAATCCCATTCGACGCCGCGCTGCGCGGCCCACGCCTGCGTCCGCGTGATCAGATCCGCGTACTCGCCGATTGTGATCTTCCCGCGCGCGGTCGAACGGCGCGTGCGGCGGATCTTCCCGCCTTCGCTCACCGTTTCGGCCATGCCGAGGAATTCGAGCACCAGCTTCTCGTGCCAGTACGTCGCCGGCTGCAGCTCTCCGTCGTCGTCCGGCACTTCCTCGGCGATCCGCGGCAGCACCACGCCGTGCCAGAACGCGCGCTGCGAGTCGAGCGCGTCGTGGTCCGGGCTCGTGACGATCACCATCAGCGGCTTGCCGCGGTCGATGAACGACTGCGCGTGCGCCTTCACCACCTGCACGACGGACGCCCAGACCATCGGCGAGCGCAGCATGAACGCGTGAAAGAGTCGGTCAGACATCGTCATCCCTCCAGTCCGGCGGAAGGCCGCGCACCAGCCGCGCGCGCGCCGCCGCCTGCATCGCCTCGATCGTCGCCTGCGCGCCGAAGCTGCGCGGCGCGGCCGGCAACTCCTCCGGCTCCGGATCGTTTTCCGGTTCCTCGGGCAGCGCGCGGCCGGCGCGCCGCAGGATTGCGATCGCCTTCGGGAGCGCCTCCGACGACCGCATCGACGCCGCGCGGCGGTACAGCGCCTGGCGCTTCGGGTAGCCAAGGTTGTCGGGCAGCTTCGAGAACGCGCAGCCGATGGTCATCGAGTGCAAGATCGCGTCGAGGCAGATTCGGTCGCTGAAGCGCGACGGCGCGCCGCGCTGGTACACGTACGTGCTGAACAGCGGCTCGACCGACTTCCATTCGGCGTCCGTCAGCGGCTTGTATGCGGCAGCTACCGTACTCATCGCGCCACCTCGATGAGGAACGGCTCGCGCACGCCGGCGGAAAACCGCTGCGCAGCGCAGAGCGCGGTGCGCACGCGCTGTTCCGGTTCCATGCCGCTCGTGCTGTAAAGCGAACCAAGCGCAAATTCCTGACCGCAGCCGCAAGCGTCGAAGTTGGTCGCGCTTTCACCGATCTGATAGTCACTTTCGACGCGGAAGACGCGCCCGCGGTACGCGCACAGGAACGTGCCGGCTTCCTCTCGCTCGTTCTCGCGAAGCGCGAAGCCGCCCTTTTTCAGGCATTCGCGCACCGCGTCGACGAACGTCGTGCACATGAAGGCAAATGTGTCGACGCCCTCGAGGTGATCCGGAACCGAAAAGCTATGCCCGAGCAACTGGCCCATGCGGTAGGAAGTCGTGAAGCCGATCAAGAACGGCCCGACGCGATAGATCTTCGGATCCAGACGGTCCCATACCGTCCAGCCGCCGACAGCAGCCGAATCGGCGCCCATGTAGATGCCCGTCTCATGTTTGACGGCCACGATGCAGGTCATGACGCCTCCTTCGGAGTGGCTCGGAAATACGCGACGTGCAGTCCGTCGCACGATTCCGCAGTCGTCCAGTCGAAGCCGTGCACCTCGCCGAGCGCGGTCCAGAAGGCTTCGGCACCTTCGAACCTGTTCCAGCAGACCTCGCCACCGCGCTGGACCACCAGCAGCGCGGGCGGGTTGCACTGCTGCGTGAAGATCTCGTATTCCAGTGGCGACATCATGTACAGGCGTTTCGTCATTTCGTGACCTCGATGAGACCGCGCTCGATCAGCGCGATATGGGTTGCTGCGATCCATTCGAATGCGAGCTGGCGACGCTCGTCGCGGGTGTAGTGCGCACCTTGGTCGTAATCGCGGTGGCAGTCGGGACAGAGCGGGAACAGCGCGGCATCGCTCGCCTTCATCGACATGCCTTTGCCGTGCTCCGGCAGGTTCGAGTGCGCAGCCTGAGATGGGCCAGGTTTGCCGCAGCATGCGCACGGCAGCGATGCGACAGCGCGCCGATACCGCTCCGACCGGAAGGTGAGCGTTTTCGGGATTCCGACACCGATGAGGCGTGCTACCACGGCCACTCCTTCGGCGCGTCAGCGACCGGCAGGAACTCGCGTACGAGGAAGTGCCCGAAGCCGAACGGGATCCGCCACTCGCGCGCGACCAGCACGTCGCTGCGCGATTCCTCGTAGTACTGCGGCAGCGCGAACAGACCTTCGGCGAGCAGCACGTGCTGCAGTGGCATCAGCGCCGGTCCGCCCTGTTTCGTGTAGACGCCGTCGGCGCCCAGCTGAATCACGAATCCGCTCATGCTGGTACCTCGTTGTAGACGTCGTCGGAAACGGGCACACCGCTGATCGGGCGCAGGTTGGCGTCTAGAACCTGTGCACGACCGAAGGCCACTCGTCCGGTTCGTGTCTGCACAGCACCACGAAACGAAACGACCCACCATGACGGCCCGTTAGCCCCCGCTTCTTCGACTTTGACGACCATGCCGTTCTGTTCAGGTATTCCGGAACCAGTCACATATGCCAGATCACCCGGTTTGCAATTCATGCTCCCTCCCCGCGCGCCGCCGCGCAGCGCTGACACAATTCGAATTCGCCGCGCTCAAGCAGCCCGGCCGGCCCAACCTCGAACCGCGTGTGGCCGCAGGCCGTCGACACCGGCGTCACGAGCTGCGGTACACCGTCGATCGACACCGCGCGCGGCGGCGCGCGGCGGAACCAGTGAGCGCGGCGGCCGAACGCGGCGAGCACCGCGTAACCCTCGCGCCACTGCAGCGCTACCGGATGGCCGGCAGGTACGTCGGCGATGCGGCCGTCGAGAATGAGGCGTTCCACGTGCGCTCCCCGTTACGCCGCCAGCTCTTCGTCGCCGACGTCCATCGACTGGACGTAGACGCGACCGGAGACGCCGACGGGCGCCGCGACGAGGCCAGCGGCCGTAGCGAACGGGTTCTTCTTCGCGCGCCGGCGCGCCTTCACCATCTGATCCTTCTCGCGCGCCGTGAACGGCGCCGGCTTCGGGGCGTTCTTGCCTGGCCCGCGGGCGAACACCGCGGTGGGTTCGCCGCCGGTCGAGCGCTTGCGCCAATCTGCGATGTGGAGCTTGCCTTTCGGGCCCGGATTCGCCGCTCGAATCGCGTGGTAGACGCCGTACATCGAAAGCCCGGTGCGATCTATCAGCTCCGGTGCCGACGCCGTTCCCTTCTTCAGCACGGCGTCGATGGCGTCCCACGCGTAAGCCGGATTGCCGCGCGCGGTCTTCGCGCGAGAGCCGAGCCCGAGCTTGTGCGCGTGGGAAGTGATCGTCGTGTAGCAGCGGTCGCCGAGCTGCGAAAGGTATGGCTTCAGGCTCTCGCCAGTCGGCCAGATACGCCGCAGCAGCGCCTCCTGCTCTTCGCTCCATGTGCGCATCACGCCCCCTCCTGCTTCAGCCCGACGTGCAGAATCGCCAGCGCGTCGGCGGCGTTGTCGTCCGTGACGCGGAACCCGCGGCGCCGAGCTTCGACGATCATCGCTTCCTTGTCGGCATTGCCGCGGCCAGTCCATGACTTCTTGATCTGCCCGACACCGACCGTTTCCAAACGAATCAGGTTCACCTCGCAGAAGACCTGCAGATGCGATTCAAACGCACCGAAAGCGTGCGCTGCCTGCGTGCCGAGATGGCGCTCGACGCGCTCGTAGTAGCAGACGTGGATCTCGCCGACCTGCCGCTTCAGCGATGAAAGGTGCGCGACGAAGCGGAGCCACCTCTGCCCCGGACCGTCTTTCATTCGCGGGTGGAACCCGACCGACCCATGCTTGATGGTTCCGTTGACGTCCATCAACGCCCACCCGAGCTGCGTACCCAAATCCAATGCGAGAAGATTCATTTGACGTGTCCCCAGCGCCGGCCGCGTACGATGTCGTCGACCGTTTGTCGTGCAATCCCGAAACGCGCGGCCACGCTCCGTCGGCCGGCGCCATCCTTCACTGCCACGCGAATCGCGCGAACCTGTTCCTCGGTGAGGCGTGCCATCGGGTTACGCGCGCCGACCGAGTCCGTGCCGTGCCGATGCCGATCGAGGCTGTTCTCGGTTGGCGTAGCCCAACGGAGATTCCCGAGGTCGAGGTTGTCTGGCCTACCATCCCAGTGCGCCACCTGATAGCGGTCGGTCGTCGCCTCGGGAAGGAACGCAAGAGCGAGAAGCCGGTGAAGTTGAATCGAGCGGCCGACGTTGTTTCGGTACAGCGTCACGCACGGGTAACCGGACTTCTTGTGGATCCACGTCTTCAGTACGCGGCCGACCTTCGCACCATGCGCGGCCTTCGCGCGACGAACTCGACCAAGCGAGGAGACGTGGTATTCCGGCCAGCCCGAAATCGACTTCCAGATCTCAGTCATCGGAGAATCCCCGTGCTTTGGAAGGTGCGGTGCGCGGCGTCGGCACATACCCCATCGCGAGGTCGCCGAACTTCGCCTGCTCGTGCACGAACGATGCGTACGCCGTGCCGAGCGCGCCGTTGCGCTGCTTCGCGATGATGATTTCCGCGACGCCCGGGTCCGGCGTGTTCTCGTGGTAGACCTCGTCGCGGTACAGGAACAGGATCGTGTCGGCGTCCTGCTCGATCGCGCCGGAGTCGCGAAGGTCGGCCATGATCGGCCGCTTGTTCGGGCGCTGCTCGAGCGCGCGGTTCAGCTGCGAAAGCGCGATCACCGGGATGTCGAGCTGCTTCGCCAGCGCCTTCAGGCCGGCCGAGTAGCTGGCGATGCGCAGGTCGTGGCGCTCGTCCGGGCCGCCGGTCATGAGCTGCAGGTAGTCGACGACGAGCAGCTTCAGCCCGTGCTTCCGCTTCACGGCGCGCGCGCGGCTCGCGATGTCGGCGAGGGTCATCTGCGACATTTCGTCGACGAGCAGCGGAAGCTCGGCCAGCCGGCCAACGACTTGTGTCAGCTTCGGCCAGTCGGAATCGGTGAACTGCGATCCGTTGCGCACGCGGTGCAGCGCGATGTCGCCCTGCCGCGCGATCGCGCGCTGGGTCAGCTGCGCGCCTGGCATTTCCAGCGAGTCGATCAGCGCCGGGCCAAAGTTGGCGGCGACGTGCTCAGCGATCGCCATCGCCATCGCGGTCTTGCCCATCGACGGCCGGCCGGCCAGGATGATCAAGTCGCCGCCGCGCATGCCACCGCCAAGCTTGTAGTCGAGGTCGGACAGGCCGGTCGACGTCGCGGTCGGCGTGTTGCCGTGGTACTCGCTGTCGATCGTCTGGACGACTGGCGTCAGGTACTCGCCGATGAACTTCGGGCCGTCCGTGCGGCCGTCGGCCAGCGGCTCTAACTTCGATTGCGCAATCGCGACCAGTTCGTCGGCACTGCGCCCCATAGGATTCGCCACCTCGGCACCGATCTCGTCGACGGCCGACAGCAACTGCCGAAGCTTCGCGCGCTCTATCACGATCTCGGCGTAGCGGCGGATGTTCGCCGCACCCGGCGTGCTCTGCACGACCGAATTCAGGTACGGCAAGCCGCCGGTCCGATCGAGCGTCCCGTCGACGGACAGCCGATCAAACACGGTAACTACATCGGCCGTGCGGCCGCTGATGACCAACTTGCTGATCGCCTCGAAGATGATCCGGTGCTCGTACCGGAAGAAGTCGCTGGCGCGCAGTTCGCCGATCCGGTCGATCGCGTCGTTGTCGATCATCAGCGCGCCGAGCACCGACTGCTCGGCCTCGATGCTTTGCGGCACGGCGCGCACGCCATCCTCGAAGTACTGGTCGGTGGCGTTCATGCCGTCTCCTTGAAAAGATCCGGCTGGCGGTCGCGTTCGGCGGCTTGCGCCGCTCGCTCGGCGGCTTCCGTTGCAACGCGCCCCAGCTCATGATTTATGCGCGCTCGTGCGATGTCGACGAATTCGGGCGTCACGTCGATGCCGACGAACGCGAATCCCTCCCGCGCACACGCCTTCCCGGTCGAGCCCGAGCCCATGAACGGGTCAAGCACGGTCCCGCCGGGCGGCGTCACAAGCCGGCAGAGGTAGGCCATCAAGTCGGTCGGCTTGACGGTAGGATGGTTGTTCTTCACCGGATCCGGCTGCCAGCCGTCACGGCGCGTAATGTGCTGGCCGCTCGTGTTGCTGTTCATGCCCCCGTCGCGATCCGGAAGCGCGTCGCATCCCTCGTTGCGGTCCGCGCGCGTCGCCTTAGCGCAGTAGAAGAAGCGAGCGGCGGAACCCGGCGCATCGTGCGGAGCAAAATCTGCATCGGCCGTGCCGGCGAATGCGCCGAACGTGTTGCACGTCTTGTCGCTGTTGCGCCGGACGAGACGGGCGGCTTGGCCCTTGTCATCGCCGAACTGCGCGAATGCCTCTAGCACGTCGTCGCTGCCATCGTGGATCACGTTGGCGGGCCAGCGGCCGAGCGCATAGGCGCGAGCGTGTGCCTGCGCCTCGACTTCCTCATCGGTTGTCGTCTCGTCTCCGGGTACGCGGCACGCATCGATGTTCAGTGCGTCCGTGCCGTGCTCGAGCACGTTCGCCGCAACCGTGCCGACGAGCGGCTTGCGCGCGACAACGATCGGCTCGTGCGCAGGTTTGAGCGCGGTGCCCCAGCCTGACCACTGACGAGCCGCTTCAGAATTTGGTGCCTTGATCTGGCGCTCGACCTGGACGCGTGCCCCTTGTCCGACATTGACGATTCCAGATGCCTCATTTGTTCGCCTGTCCACCCCGATAACGTCGGCTTCCTTCCATGCTTCGCCAGGCGTCCCCTTTCGGTCGTTTAAGCGCCAGACTTCAGCGTCCATCTCGTCATCGAAGGACAGCAACTGCTTGAGCTTGAGCCATTGATCCCAGCGCGGAACGTGTGCGATTTTCAGTTGAGGTGATGCAGTCCAATGCGCGGCCATTCCGGAAAATCCAAAAACCTCGTCGATCTGACGATTCGACAAACCGGCACGATCACGCTGTTCTGCGAGCCATCCAGTCACCCGAAGAATGTCGTCGCGATCATCGCGAACCTTGTCGATCGCCTTCGACACGTCGAGCGACTTCGGGAAGCCGCTGCCGTAGATCCACATGATCTGGTCGCGGAGCTCGAAACCGGCATCCTCGATCGCGCAGGCCATGCGGTGATAGGTGCGCGCGCCGCTGAAGGCGAGCAGGTGACCGCCCGGCTTCAGCACACGCAGGCATTCGGCCCACACCGCGACATCGTTCGCCACGCCGGATCGATCCCAATCGCGGCCCATGAAGCCGAGTTCGTACGGCGGATCGGTGACGATCGCGTCGATCGACGCGTCGGCGACGGTCTTCAGCACGTCGCGGCAGTCACCGAGGTGCAGCGTCGCGCTGCCGATCGTGACTGCGGTCATGCGACCTCCAGCGGCAATTCGAGTTGCGCAGCGCCGAAGCGCGCGGCCAGCCAAGCGTCGTAGGCACCGAAGCGCGTCACGTCGCGGCGGTCGGCACCCGTCTCGGCAACGAACTCACGGACCCGTGCGCTGTTCCAGCAGATGAAGCCGGCAAAGCGGCCGCCGGGGAAAGCGACGCGGTCCGCCTCGCGCACCTGCTCGGGCGTCATGCCGCGCGACTGCGCGTAGGCGAGGAAACGGGGGTTCCAGGTGGTCGGCGTGCTCATGCTGCGTCCCGGTGGTATTTGTTCTCGAGGCATTTCGCGAAGGCCTCGGGCGACATGAGGAAGTCGATGTCGGCAATGAACGGCGGCTTGCCGGGCTTCGGCTGCGCCTTCCCGGTCAGGAACTCCGACTGCGCGCAGACCGTGAAGAACGCGCGCCACGCGTTCAGGCCCGCCTCGACGGTCGAGTAGCCGAACGGCTTGCAGTCCAGCTTCGAAGCCTCGCGCCAGCGCGCCGCGATCGCGCGCTTCCGCTTGTCGTTCAGCACCTTCACCCGAGGGTTGTCGGGCATCAGGTCGTGGTAGGCCTTCACGATGCGGGCGATCGGGCAATGGAGCGCGGCGGATTCCGAATCTCCAGCATTCGCGACGACCGCGCCGAGCAAGTCGACGACAGGCGCGGGAGCGCCCGAGTCGACAGAGGCGTTAGCCTCTTCTCTCCTTCCTTTCCCTTCCCTTCCTTTCCCTTCCCCGTGTGCATGCACGTGCATGCATGTGCGCTGCATGTCATCGAGCGTGTAGCCGTCCCGCGCGAGGTCCTCGATGAGCGCCTGACCTTGAACAGGACGGGCGGAATTGCACGAGCGGCAAAGTGTCCGGAGGTTCGTCGGGGCATGCGTGCCGCCGATAGCTCTCGGGAAGATGTGATCGACCGTCAAATCCTCTGTCGACGTGCATCTGCGGCATTTGTAGCCGTCCCGCGCAAGGATCGTTTCGCGGAGCGCCGGAGCCACGTTTTCACCGCGGTACTCGTACGATTCATCGTTGTCGTCGTCTGCACGTGCATGCACGTGCGTTGATGTGCATGCATCGCCGACAGGTGCTGGGAGGTTCGATTTAGCCTCGCGCTGATTGATCGTCTGATGCTTGAGGAACGTCGGGATGAACCCGTAATCCTCGCCCTCCACCTCGTACTTGCGAACGAAGCCGGCGGTCGTCAACGCGTCAAGCACGCGTGAAAAGTCGACGGCGTCGTGCGGCAGAACTGCGAGTTTCAGGGTGCGGGGGCGCCATTTGAATCGGCCCTCGCGATCGGCGCACGTGAAGAGGCCGATGAATGCGACGCGAAGCGGCAGGCCCGTCTCCTGCTCAGCCTCGAACAGATCTTCATGGGTGAAGAGCTCGGGCTTCACGGTCCTAATGCGACCCATTGCTGCCGTCCTTACCGCGAGTGGTGACGTACGCGCGCAACTGCACGAGCGCATCGCCGGCCATCCAGCGGGCCGCGTCGAGCGTCGTTGCTGCGCAAATTCGATAAAGGAGTTCCGATACCTCGGCGAGCCGCGGGTCGGTGATCGGGTAGCCGTCGCGCGTGAACTTCAGCTCGTCGACGCGACGCGCGAGCGCGCGCTCGGTCGGGGTCTGGGCTTTCATGGCTCTACCTCACCCACGCGTACAGGAGGCCGAACACCAGCGCGATGGAAACGGCGACCAACTGGTCGATGTACATGTCGATCATGCTGACCTCTTCACTGAACGCATCGCCACCGTCTGCCCCTGCAACCGATCCAGCGCCGCGGTGGCTTTGGTGAGAACGTCGGCCGCGCACCGAATCGTCTCGACGAGCTTCACGGCGTCGTCTTCCGGGCACTTCCGGTCCGGGCGCGCGTGCATCGTCTCGTCGCACACGTAGAACAGGGGCTCGAAGCTGCCGCAGAACCTCATCAGCGCGATGACTTGGCTGAAGCGGAAATGCTCGTCGCCCTTCGGGTTCAGGCAGTTCTTCAACTTCGCGTATGCACTCTCGGGTTTCATGTCAGGCCAGAGGAAGCAAGCAACTTCCTTGATCGTCTTCCCACTGTTCGAGACCATGAGTTGAAGCGCCTCATGCTCGTCTTCGTAGAACAATTTCGTTTGCATCCATGTAGCGCTGACGCGCCCCCGGCTTGGTTCTCAGGCTGCCGCTCTCCGTCTCCCCCCTCTCGCCCCCATATCGTTAGGGGTTCATAGGGTTTCTCGTTGCGGCCCAAAAAGTGGACCCTGCGGTCCATGAACTACTTGCAGGAAGCCGAATGACAGTCGACCTCTCAGCCCCCGGTGTTTCTGTGAACCGCCCGCGAGTTGCGAACCGTTCAGGCCGTCATCTATTCGTGGTTCGCGAATTCGCCGTGATAGCGCTTCGCCCCTTCTGCGTATGCCTGCTTTGCCGCGTCCAACGTCCCATAAGAGCCGAGACGAATTCGCGATCCGTTCGCATAAATCTCGACGTAATACCGTCCTCTCCGCTGGTCAAAATGAACGCCTTTCACCCCCAATTTGTTCTGGGGAAGTACGGGCCGGTTCATCATGTTTTGGGAGTGCGTACACCGCCGAATGTTGTTGCGACGGCAATTGAGGGGATCACGGTCGCGGTGGTCGACGAGCTCTCCACGCTTCGCGTCCAAGATGAATCGATGAAGGTAGACAACCTTCCCGTCGATCTTGGCTTCAGCGTAGAAATAGACCTGACCGGTGCTCGACGTGATCTTGGGGGCGCGCCATTTGCGGCACGACACGCGCTCAAGATCGCTCTCGTCGATCCACGCGACCAACCCATGCTCGGCCGCGTGCTTACCGGTCAACTTGATCGCCACTGCACCCACCGCTATCTCCCATTTATTGCCCCCGCAAACGACGTAAAAAAGCCCAGCCCTTGGGCCGGGCGAACCTTCCCGCGCCGGGGTGAGCGGGAGGAGACCACCGTTGTGAGCCGCGCGCGGAAGCGCGGCGCAGAAGTTCTTGTTACGTTATCCCGACGACAACACTGACCGGTGACTGAACATCGTCACTCGCCGCTGCAGCATCAACTCCGTCGCCCCAGATATCGGGCCGAAGGTCGACCAGCGTGAAGCGGGAATCCTGTTTCACGATTCGTTGGCAAAGCGAAGGACCAGGCTTTCGCTTCCCCATCGAGCACAGATACAGGTAGTTGACGCTGGACCCGATCGCCTCTGCGAACGCCTTGCGTTCTGCCGGCTTGGTCTGCAGGAAGTACGTTCGAAGGTCCATGTCAGTCGTCGATGCAGTGGAGGATGACTGGACTATAGATCAAAACGATTCACATCAGCAAATCTTTTTGCATGTTTATCAAAATGATCTCAGGAAGTAACCTTTACCTCATGAAGACCTGCCTCGACATTCGGCTCGACAATGCGCGCGCACTAGCCAAGGGTGGTCCCGCAGAGTTCGCGCGAGTACTCGGCATGACGTCTCAGCAGGCCAACCAGCTCATCGGCCCGAACCCCAAGCGGGGCATAGGTCACGAGAAGGCTCGCGAGATCGAGGCTGCGTTCGGAAAGGAATCTGGGTGGCTTGACCACGACCATTCTTCAGTCGACCTAGATCTCTCGATCAGCGGTCAAAACAGCGCTCTGAGCGACGAAGCAAAACGCTTGATTTCGTGTGTCGTCCGGCTGGACTCGGTCGGCGAACTCGCCCGCAAAACATTCCTCATACATGCGGGTTTACTCCAACTTTCCGCAGCCTTCATTGAATTCCAAACTGGCTCAGCGCAGTCCCAAATGCTGGCTGAAATCGACGAACTACTGGGGCCGCGTGTCGATTCACAGACGGGGCCATCCAATGAGCGAAATTCAACGAAGCAATGATGTCGTCGACCTGAGCGAATACAGAGCAAGGGCGTATAGAAAAAGCTCGACTAGCACCTCCAGTGGCTCCCCGAACATCGAGGAACTGCTTCGTCAAGTTTCATATCATTTGTTGATGGCCGCTCGGGCCATTGCATCTCACTCATCTTCGGGCAGATGAGGAGTCGTCAAAATGACCAAAGAACGATGGATTACATCCAGCGTTATCGTGCTCATTCTCGGGTACGCCTTCCTTGCTGAGCGCCAGATGAACAACAGCCCCACAAAACTCTCTGAGCGCGCCCCTGCAACTCAATCGAACATCTCGAAACCTGGAGACGATGCCAAATATGAGCACGCGTTGACGGGATATAGAACCCTTAGAAACGCCATGCGTGATCCGGACAGCTTCGTGCTCGAATCAGCCTTGTTGATCAACGGCACCGGATCGGTCTGCTACGACTACCGCTCACGTAACGGGTTCGGAGGCATGAATCGGGGGGCTGCGGTCCTTCCTTCAGGCGTGAACGGAATCATTACAGACGACATGAAAGGGTTCATTCCAGCATGGAATAAATACTGCGCGAATAAGGTTGGCACGGAAATCTCGGCAGGCCTCAAAGCCTTTGATTGAATGTGAGAATCGAATCTAGCGGGGAGCCTCACAATGAAAACCACAGGAGTAATCGTCCTCGTTTTAGCCCTTATCGGCTTGATTGCATCGCTCGCGATGGATGTGACGGTCGGCACCATGAATGGCAGCAGAGTCGTCAACTTCGGCTTGGTGGCTGAGCGCAACTCGATTCAGATGATCTCCGGATTTGCTGCGCTATGCGGCGTGATCCTGATTGCGTTGGGCGGCCGACGCGCCGCGGAATCTCGATCCGACGAGGAGCGAGTGCCGTGCCCAGCATGCGCCGAACTCATTCTGCCAACTGCAAAAATCTGCAAGCACTGCCATTCAGAAATTGAGTCTCATCTTCAGGCTATGTCGTTTTCACGTGAAGAACCAGTTGTTGACGCAGTTATCAATGAACCTATATCGCCCGCAGCAGGTAAGTTCGAGCTCTACTATGTCCTCGTCGTTCTCGTTCTCACCGCTATCATTGCGGCAATCGTAAAGTTCAACCTTTCATAACAAATTCGCTTGGCTGAACGATTCTCCCTCCTGCGACCGCAATAAGCGCAGTTGCGCGCACCGAACGATAAGAGCCCCGCCCCGCGCGGGGCTTTTCATTTCCGCCGCTCAAACCCTTCTCGCCAGAGCGTCGCGCCGACCGACGTCAGCAGCGCAATCTCTTCGTCGCCAAGGCGATCCCAGGCTTCCGCCAGCCAGCCAGCGAATCCCGCGCATGTTTCATCGAGTGGCACATCGGCCCGTTGCTCGACGTTCAACCGCTCAAAGATCGTGATCACGTCGAATGGCGTCATAGCGTTCTCCCATTGAGCAAACAGTCTAGGTAACTGGCAGCCCCTGAGCCGGGGCTTTTCGCATCCGAGCCCGCCGCGCGCGGGCTTTTTCTTTTGGGACACGCGAATCTCTGCCCGCGCCCCGTGTAGCCCCTATCGGACAAATCGCATCAATAGAAATATTTTTGCCTCTCGTCGCGACCGACAAGAATCATTTTGCTTTACTTCGCAAATCATTTTGCTACACTTCAGTCATCGCTTCACGAAGCAGTTCAGACCAGCAGGAGCCAGCCATGAAGCACATCGCAACCGTCATGTTCGTTCTCGCCATCGCCGCGGTTATCGGCAGCGTCGTGAACCGCGAGCTGCACTTCGTGGCTGACCAGATTCACGCGGCGCTTGTCGTCGCACCGACGCGCTGACCACCCGCTCCCGCTACAGGAGAAAGACCATGACAACCGACGTGAATAACTTCGACCCGCGCTTCACTGTCACGCTTGCGGCGCTCCGCAAAGCCGGCGCGTGCTACGAGGGCTACAACAAGCTGGTTCGCTCGATCCAGGGCAAAGCGTTCAGCGCGGAAGACGCGGATCGCAACAGCTACATCCCCTTCAAGCACGACGCCGAAATTCCGTTGCTCGACATCCTCAAGAGCAACGGGCTCGACGATGCGCTATGGACGCTACGCTGCATATCGGGTGCCGACCGCGATCTGCGCTTGTTCGCCGTCTGGTGCGCGCGGCAAGTCGAGCACCTCATGCAAGACCAGCGCAGCAAAGACGCACTGAACGTCGCCGAACGCTTTGCTAACGGGGAGGCTACCGATGAAGAACGGGCCGCCGCATGGGCCGCCGCACGGGACGCCGCATGGGACGCCGCATGGGACGCCGCACGGGACGCCGCACGGGACGCCGCAGGGGCCGCCGCATGGGCCGCCGCATGGGCCGCCGCATGGGACGCCGCACGGGCCGCCGCATGGGCCGCCGCACGGGACGCCGCACGGGCCGCCGCATGGGACGCCGCAGGGGCCGCCGCATGGGACGCCGCACGGGACGCGCAAAAAGAGATGTTCGAGCGGATGTGTCTCGGCACCGCTCCTTGGCAACAAGCCAAGGTTGCCGCCTGACCAACTGCGCCCGCTACAGGAGAAAGACCATGACAACCGACGTGAATAACTTCGACCCGCGCTTCACCGTAACGCTTGCGGCGCTCCGCGAAGCTGGCGCGTGCTACGGGGGCTACAACAAGCTGGTTCGTTCGATCCAAGGCAAAGCGTTCAGCATGAAAGACGCGGATCGCGAAGCCTACATCCACTTAAGGCACGACGCCGAAATTCCGCTGCTCGATATCCTCAAGAGCAACGGGCTCGACGATGCGCTATGGACGCTACGCTGCATATCGGGTGCCGACCGCGATCTGCGCTTGTTCGCCGTCTGGTGCGCGCGGCAAGTCGAGCACCTCATGCAAGACCAGCGCAGCAAAGACGCACTGAACGTCGCCGAACGCTTTGCTAACGGGGAGGCTACCGATGAAGAACGGGCCGCCGCATGGGACGCCGCATGGGACGCCGCATGGGACGCCGCATGGGACGCCGCATGGGACGCCGCATGGGACGCCGCATGGGACGCCGCATGGGACGCCGCATGGGACGCCGCATGGGACGCCGCATGGGACGCCGCATGGGACGCCGCATGGGACGCCGCATGGGACGCCGCATGGGACGCCGCATGGGACGCCGCATGGGACGCCGCATGGGACGCCGCATGGGACGCCGCACGGGACGCGCAAAAAGAGATGTTCGAGCGGATGTGTCTCGGCACCGCTCCTTGGCAACAAGCCAAGGTTGCCGCCTGACCAACTGCGCCCGCTACAGGAGAAAGACCATGACAACCGACGTGAATAACTTCGACCCGCGCTTCACCGTAACGCTTGCGGCGCTCCGCGAAGCTGGCGCGTGCTACGGGGGCTACAACAAGCTGGTTCGTTCGATCCAGGGCAAAGCGTTCAGCGCGGAAGACGCGGATCGCAACAGCTACATCCCCTTCAAGCACGACGCCGAAATTCCGTTGCTCGACATCCTCAAGAGCAACGGGCTCGACGATGCGCTATGGACGCTACGCTGCATATCGGGTGCCGACCGCGATCTGCGCTTGTTCGCCGTCTGGTGCGCGCGGCAGGTTGAGCACCTGATGGAAGATCAGCGCAGCAAAGACGCACTGAACGTCGCCGAGCGCTTTGTCAACGGTGAGGCTACCGATGAAGAACGGAACGCCGCACGGAACGCCGCATGGGACGCCGCACGGAACGCCGCATGGGACGCCGCATGGACCGCACGGAAAGCCGCACGGGACGCCGCATGGGGCGCCGCATGGGGCGCCGCACGGGGCGCCGTATGGGCCGCACGGGACGCCGCACGGGACGCCGCAGGGGACGCCGCAGGGGCCGCCGCACGGGACGCCGCACGGGCCGCCGCATGGGACGCCGCAGGGGCCGCCGCATGGGCCGCCGCACGGGACGCCGCACGGGCCGCCGCATGGGACGCCGCAGGGGCCGCCGCATGGGACGCCGCACGGGACGCGCAAAAAGAGATGTTCGAGCGGATGTGTCTCGGCACCGCTCCTTGGCAACAAGCCAAGGTTGCCGCCTGACCAACTGCGCCCGCTACAGGAGAAAGACCATGACAACCGACGTGAATAACTTCGACCCGCGCTTCACCGTAACGCTTGCGGCGCTCCGCGAAGCTGGCGCGTGCTACGGGGGCTACAACAAGCTGGTTCGTTCGATCCAGGGCAAAGCGTTCAGCGCGGAAGACGCGGATCGCAACAGCTACATCCCCTTCAAGCACGACGCCGAAATTCCGTTGCTCGACATCCTCAAGAGCAACGGGCTCGACGATGCGCTATGGACGCTACGCTGCATATCGGGTGCCGACCGCGATCTGCGCTTGTTCGCCGTCTGGTGCGCGCGGCAGGTTGAGCACCTGATGGAAGATCAGCGCAGCAAAGACGCACTGAACGTCGCCGAGCGCTTTGTCAACGGTGAGGCTACCGATGAAGAACGGGCCGCCGCATGGGACGCCGCATGGGACGCCGCATGGGACGCCGCATGGGACGCCGCATGGGCCGCCGCATGGGCCGCCGCACGGGACGCCGCACGGGCCGCCGCATGGGACGCCGCAGGGGCCGCCGCATGGGACGCCGCACGGGACGCGCAAAAAGAGATGTTCGAGCGGATGTGTCTCGGCACCGCTCCTTGGCAACAAGCCAAGGTTGCCGCCTAACAAACCTCTCCCGCTACAGGAGAACGATGATGCAAACCGATCTGCTTTCCGCCCTGAAGGCTGCCCACCTCGCCGCGTATCGGCGCGACGACCACGAGCAGATGAACGTCGCCGCGCGCGCGATCAGCTACGCGGCGTCCGGCGAGCGCGAGCTCGCGCAGCAGCTGGCCGAGCAGCACGGCCTGATCGCGGTCGAGGCCTGACGTGCACGCGATCGCTTCGTACCAGCGCGGCTGGAACGACCGGATGCTCGGCCGCCCGTTCGCGCCGGCCAGCCAATTCGACACCGCATACCGCGCCGGCTATGCCGACGCGCGCGGCGCCTGATCAGTCGAGGTCAGTCATGAGAGTCACGAAAGCAGCCCACCGCGCAGCCCGTAAGTCGTTGGACGGCAAGTGCCGATTCCTCGGCTTCGACGGCCGCACGTACCAGGTACTGACGCTGCACGACCTGCCGCAGTGTCCGTCGGTGCGCATCGAGGCCGCGTATTCCGCCGGCCGGATGGTGCGGCCGCGCTGAACCCCGAATCGCGCGGCGGCGCCGCGCTGTAGTCCCGCTGTTCCACTAGATCGAGAGGTAGACATGAACACCGAACTTCACATTGACCTTCAGAAAGTCGAATCGTCGCGCATCCATAGCATCGGCTACGACGCCGAATCGCAAACCCTCGCGATTCGTTTCTTGCGCGGCGATCAGCCCGGCCCCCTCTACTACTACTCGAACTACCCGACCGAGGAGTTCGAGAAGTTCACGAACGCTGAATCGATCGGCTCGCATTTCGCGCGATTCATCAAGCCGTTCGATAAGCGCTTCCCGTATCGAAAGATCGACGAGTAGTAATCAGCCTGAGACAAGGCACGGCGAGATAGGGCCACGCACGATTGGGTATAGCAAGACATCGCAAGGGCTGTTTCCAGCGATCAGGCTGCGGCCTGATCGGTGCGAATAGCGCCGCGTGGCTCGGCTCGGCGCGGTAAGGCTAGACGCGGCTTAGCCCGGTAGGGCATCGCAAGACAAGGGTTGTTCGCAGGGGTTAGGCGAAAGCCTAACCGGTGCGAATAGCACCATGGCTCGACGCTGCGTGACAGGGCCAGACTGGGCTGAGCGCGGCCCGGCATGGCACGGCAAGGTTTCCAACGAGAGGAAGACATGAAGACCGCAATCGCAACCATCAAAGGTGTTTCTCCATACTCACAGTCGAAGCACTACAGCACCGAAAAACTCCCGAAGGAGTTGGCGAAGGATTACGAGACGCGCACCTGGCGCGATCGGCTTCACGCTACCGATGACGGCACCGTGTTCATTCCGCCGATGTCGTTCAAAAACTGCCTGAGTGAAGCGGCGAAGTTCCTGTCGCTCCAGATTCCCGGCAAAGGGAAAGCGACCTACACGAAGCACTTCGAAGCTGGCGTGCTCGTGACGGACGCACTTCACCTCGACATCAAGAAAGACGATGTTCCCGGTGAATGGCTGTTCGTGCCGGCCGACGGTATCCGTGGCTCGGGTAAGCGTGTCGAGAAGTGCTTTCCGGTCATCCATCAGTGGAGCGGCGACGTCACATTCCACATCCTCGACGAAACGATCACACGGGATGTGTTCGAGCACGTCCTGACGCAAGCGGGCGCCTTCATCGGCATCGGCCGATTCCGTCCGCGCAACAACGGCTTCTATGGCCGCTTCAAGCTCGAAAGCTTGAACTGGCAGTGATTTAGCAAGGCGCTGCGGGCCGCGTCAGGGCAAGGCTAGGCTGGTCCCGGCATCGCTCGACTGGTCGCCGCATGGTGTGGCAAGTCCGGACTGGACAAGACAAGGTTTCCATCGAGGATCAAATGAGCAACCAACCTGATTTCAAGCTAAGCGCGGATAGCGCAGCACTCGTATCGCGCCTCAAAGAGGCATCGGTCGGTGAAGTAGTCAGCTACGAAGCGCTGTCGAAGATCGTCGGTCGCGACGTACAGAGCGTGGCGAGCGGTGCGCTCCACTCGGCTCGCCACATCGTCCAGCGCGAAGTGCGCGTGATTTTCGGCGTGATTCGCGGAGTTGGCCTGAAGCGACTGAGTAGCGAGGAAATCGTCGATGCGTCGACGAAGGATCGACACAAGATTCGGCGTCACGCAATCCGGTCTGCGCGTAAGTTGGTTTGCGTCGACTACGACCAGCTCACGCCGAGCAAGCAGGTCAAGCACAACGCTGAACTCGCCGCCTTCGGCGTGTTGCAAGAGATCACCACCGAGAAGGCAGTCGAACGCATCAGCAAGAAAGTGGAGGAAACGAAGTCCACGTTGCCGATCGCTAGAGCCGCAATGGAAGCGCTCGGCAGCGTGAGTTGACTAGGCTACCGAAGCCAGCACGGCTCCAACAGTGCCTTCGCGGGTGGGATGCCCGCCATAACACAGGCAACCGAGGTGTGACATGAAGGTGAAGATCAGCGGCTTTATTCAGGCCCGGCAGTCGAGCGTCACGGACGCCCTGCACTTCTCGTTCTCTGCGTTCGACGACATGACCCAGTACGGCTACGTCGCCGTCATGCCGCACGAGATCGAGATCGACCTGCCGGAAGGTTTCGACATTCGCGCGAAGCAGGTCGACGCGCTCGAGAGCGAGAAGCGCCGCCTCGGCACCGAATTCACCGCGCGCGTCACCGAGATCGACAGCCAGATCCGCTCGCTGCTCGCAATCGAGAACGGGGCGACGTCGTGAGCCCGATGGCCCTCCGCCCCGCCCTGCGCCGGTACGCCGCGCACCTGAACCGTCGGCAGCGCCGCGCGTGGATGATTGCTCGGCTCCAGCGGTCGCCGCGCGTCGCGATCAGCAGCGGCTGGCTGCCGCGCACGGTGGCGCGCACGTACGCCTACGTCAGCGTCGGAGGCAAATGATGAACGCACTCACACATTCGCCCGGCCCGTGGGAATGGGTCGGCAACTGCCTGGAAAGCAAAGCGCCGGGCCACTATGAATCGGTGCTCGAGGCGAAGGTCAGCTGCGGCCAGTTCTGCTACGGCGGCAGCGTCGAGCTGACGATCAGCGACGCCGACAAGAAACTGATCGAGGCGTGCCCCGACCTGCTGATGATCCTCGAAATCATCGCGGCCGACGACGACGCGGCGCGCCGCGAGCGGCGCCAGCCGCTGCTCATGAGCGGCGTGCGCATGGCGCTCGACGCGGCGCTGATCAAGGCCGGCCGCAAGGCTGCGCCGGTACGCAACGGAGATTGACATGATCGACTTCACCGACAAGGAAATTCTCGCCATTTGTGATCGCGTGCAAGCGGAGTTGACGGAAGGCGGAAAGATCGCGCTCGGCTACGAACTGGACGTCGCTTTCGGTCGCGCAATAGCCGAGGCAGCGCTCGAAAAGGCTGCGCCGGAGCCGGTGCGGCACGTGACGATCGCGGGGGTGCGTGATGAGTGAGTGCTATTGCGATCACGAGATGCCATCGGTGTATGTGCGGGAAACGCGCAAGGCGCGTAAAGAGCACAAATGCGATGAATGTGGCTCAAAGATCAAGCCGGGGCAGCAGTACGAGCACACCTTTGGCATTTGGGACGGCCATCAGGATCGGATCAAAACATGCGAGCGCTGCGTGGGCATGCGCGAGTTCGTGAAGGCTCATGTCCCGTGCTTCTGCTGGGAGCATCACAACCTGTATGAATGCTGCATAGACACGGCAAGCGAATACGCGCACGAAGCCCCCGGTCTGTTGTTCGGCACATATCGCCGCTCGATTCGGCGGGAGGCATGACATGCGCTGGCTAGACCGACTGCACGCCAAACACCCTCGCCTGACGATGGCCGCCGCGATCCTGATCGTGTTCGCCGCCCTCTACGTCGCGAGAGAGATCGACCACACGAACTCGGACCTGCTCCGGTGGCAGCTTGCCGCCGCGCGCACGGCCTGACCACCTCTGGAGCTACAACGCCATGAACGCACTCACTCAGCGCGAATCCGGCACCCTGCCGTCAATGCAGGTTGACGAGAAGGAACTGATCGACGTCCTACGTAATTCGCTCTATCCGGGCGCACAGGACGCTTCGATCAAGATGGTTCTGAGCTACTGCAAGGCAGCCGCCCTCGATCCGATGCAGAAGCCCGTGCATATCGTCCCGATGCAGGTCTCGACCGGCAGGAAGGACGAAGACGGCTGGGACATCAAGGAAAACCGCGACGTCATCATGCCGGGCGTCGGCCTGTACCGCTCCCAGGCAGAACGCACCGGACAGTACGCCGGGATTTCCGAACCCGAGTACGGGTCGCCGAAGCAGCTCACGTTCGATTCCGAAGTGTGGGAGTCGGTGAACGGGAAGCGCGTGAAGCGCTTGCAATCGGTCACGATCGAGTACCCCGAGTGGTGTCGCATTACGGTCGAGCGCGTTGTCGATGGTGAAGTGCGCCGCTTCACAGCACGCGAGTACTGGATCGAGAACTACGCGACGAAGAGCAACAAGACGACCGAGCCGAACGCGATGTGGAAGCGCCGCCCTTACGGCCAGATCGCGAAGTGTGCTGAAGCGCAGGCACTACGGAAGGCATTCCCCGGCAGCGTCGGCTCGCAGCCGACCGCCGAGGAAATGGAAGGCAAGCAGTTGCTTGATGACGATCGCATGATCGACATGCCGCAGTCGTCGAAACCGCCCGTCGATCAGCCGCAGTCGCGCAGCGCGAAAGCAAAGCCGGCGGACGTCACCGACGTCGATTCAACTCCCGCCGAAGCCGCCCCTGCTGCGCAGTCGGCTGCATCTGGTGGCGAGAAGCCGGTGGCGAAGCCCATCAGCGAAAGCATGCTGACCGTGCTGAAGAAGAAGATGGAAAACGCCGGCGTCGGTGAAACCGACCTGAAAAAGAAGTTCGGCATCGGCCTCGATAGCGTAACGACCGCGAACTATAACGCGATCACCGACTGGCTGAAGGACCCGACGCAATGAGCACGCTTCACTTCGATGAGGCGCGGCACGAGTATCGCGTCGACGGTCGGCTTACCCCGGGCGTGACGCGGTTGCTCTCGCCGTTGGTCGACTACTCGATGATTCCGCGCGAGACGCTGGAGCGCGCACAGCAGCTCGGCGTCGCCGTTCACAAGATGACCGAGCTGTACGACAACGACGACCTCGACGAAGACAACTTGTCCGACGAGCTGCGCCCGTATCTCACGGCGTGGATCCGCTTCCGTAACGAATGCCACTTCGAACCGAACACGATCGAGCACCGGATGGCGCACCCGCTCTATCGATACGCCGGCACGTCCGATCGCACCGGCATCGTGAAGAGCCGGCTCGCGGTGATCGACATCAAGAAGATGTTCGTGCTCGGGCCGCAGATCGGGCCACAGCTCGCCGCCTACCAGAAGCTTCACGAGGCCGAAGGCCTGAAGGTTATCGACCGTTACGCCCTCGGCCTGCGGCCCGATGGCACGTATCGACTGCAGCCGTACGCTGATCCGCTCGACTGGCAGTGCTTTCTATCCCATCTCACGATCCACAACTGGAAGGCGAAATATGCAACCCGCTGATCAAACCCAAGACGGCCCGCTGGTCAACCTCCACTTCGACCGGCCACCGGCGACGCTGCAGAAGACCGCGCAGGATGCGCTCGCGACCGCGAAGTCGTACGTGATCGACAGCCCCGAGATGTACCAGCTCGCGGCCGACGAACTCGCGCAGATCAAGACGCTGCAGAAGAACGTCGAGAAGCAACGCACCGACATCACCGGCCCGATGAACGCCGCGTTGAAGGCGGTCAATGCGCTGTTCAAGGCACCGGGCGACTGGCTTGACCAGGCAGAACAGATCCTGAAGCGCGCGATGCTGGGTTATCAGCAAGCCGAGGAACGCAAGCGCCGCGAGGAACAGGCCGAACGCGAGCGCCAGGCCGCCGCCGAGCGTGCACGCGTGCAGGAGGAAGCTGCTGCCGAGCGCGCACGTTCCGAGCGCGACGCTGCGGCGCTGCGCCAGCAGGCTGAACGCGCACAACAGACCGGCGACGTCGAAGCGGCGGCGCGGCTGGCAACGCAAGCAGAAGCGCGTCAGGAACAGGCTGACATGCTCGTCGATGAGCTTTCGGAGACGAAGCAACTGATCTCCGCGCCGACTGTCGAGCAGGCGTTACCTAAAGTCAAGGGCGTGTCGACGCGCACGGTCTGGAAGGTCGAGGTAACCGACAAGCTGGCGTTCGTGAAGTACATCGCCGCGCACCCGGAATACCTCGAACTCATCGAGCCGAACATGCCGGCCGTGAACAAGCTCGGTCTCGCGCTGAAGAAGGCGTGCCCGCTCGAAGGCGTGCGCGTCTACGAAGACCAGCAGCTCGCGTCGCGCGCCGCGTAACCGCGTCTTCACCCCCACAAAGGATCGTCATGTCCGAATTCCGCTTCTTCAAGATCAAGATGAAGGTCACGAGCGTCAATGTCCGGCAGGAACTGAACGGTGAAGAGCACCGGCTCGCCATGGACATCGGCCTCGAATTCAACCAGTCGAACCGCGCGCTCGACAAGCTCGATAGCCGGCTGCTCCAGACCTTCTACTGGAAGTCGCCGACCGGGCCGGCACAAGACGACCTCGACGGCGTCGAGCGCGTCACCGACTACCCGAACCTGCGCTTCGAGCACCTGGTCGCGCCGTTCAAGTGGGCCGAGAAGTACGAGGAAGGCCTGTTCCGCGTGCACCACGGCGACGACGACTCGAACGACATCGTGATGCGCGAAGCGAAGATCAACGAGATCAAGTTCTGGCCGAAGGAAGGCGGCACGGTGACGTTCAACGCGCGCGTGCAGTGCCACCCGGACGAGGCCGACGTCGCGCGCATGTGCACGGTGTTGCAGAGCGAAATCACGGGGACGATCGACACGGATCCGGACGACGACGAGCCGCCCGCGCCGACCGAGAAGGTCGAGAAGCCGGCACGCGCCGGGCGCCTCAAAAAAGGCGCCAAAAACGGACAGGCCGACGCTTTCGCCGACGCGGCCCAGCAGATCGCGGACGGCCAGACGGCCGCGTAACTGAACGGGCGAAGCCGCCGGCCGACAGGAATTGGCGCGATGCGCGGTTCTCCGACCGCGCCGGCGGCAGAGCCCCTACCCGAGGTGACTATGTATCTCTCAGACGATCAGATGGCCGTCGTTTCCGGCACCAGCATTCGCGGCTGGGAGGAAGTCGACTTGCCGGTGGGTCGGCAGTCGTTGCCAGCGTGGGTCGCTGGCGCGCACGTTGACTGGAAAAACGGCCGAGTGAATTCGCCCGACGTGCTGCTGAAATTGCGCGGCAAGAATTTCGACTGGCCCGACAAGCGCTGGGCCAAGGAAGCAGACGGCATGTATATCGCGCGGCACGCTGATGGGCGCGCCGAAGTCATGTATCACCGCGGCGCCATCAGCATGGTGGAACTGAAAGACGAACGGCAGCTCAGCGCCGGCGTGAAACCTTCTGACCTGGCTACGGTAAAAGTCCGCGCTACCACGCAGCAAGACGGGTTCGCAGGCCGCCACTACTGGCTGATGATGGAAGATGGCGAACCCCTTGTGCTTCGCGGACCCTGGCACGGTGGCGCACCTGCCGGGTACGTCGAAGTACTGACGGTCGACATGGACACGTCCTGGAACAGAGATTACCGCTGGTATCAGGGTCGCCCTTGGTTCAAACGCGGTGCTTGCTTCGGCCTGTACATCACCGAAGACCTGTTCCTGCGAATCGTCGCGCATTACGCCGCACACGCCCGGGTTGCACGCGTGACGCACTCCTACGGCCCGCGGCTCGACCTGCATCGAGCCGAATGGGGCATGCCGAAGGAGTTCATCTACGAGCTCGAGCGCGGCCGCGCCGTACGCAAAGAGCCGGCCGGCGAGTTCTGGCGTGTCTACTGGGACAACCACGAGGGCTACTGCGGCTCGCTGCGCATCCCGACGTACGGCTTCCGTCCGGAAGTGACCGACTTGCCGACGGCGGCAGATCACGAACTCGCCAATCGGAGGCCGTGGTGACCGCCCTTGCCGAAGCCTTCGATCGCGCCGCCGGCAAGAAAGGGCCGTGCACGCCGTGGAATCCGTCGCGCAGCGCGATGCGCCGCGTGCGCAACCCGCTGCCTGCACCGACCGAGTGCCGCTTCTGCGGTGGCGCCGTGCGCATCGCGCGCAACAGCGAGATCTACGGCCGCGACTTCGGCGACTGGCCGTGGGCGTACCTGTGCGGCGGCTGTCGCGCGTACGTCGGCATGCACCCGCAGACCGCGATCCCGCTCGGCACGCTCGCCGACAACGAGACGCGCGCGGCGCGCATGCGCGCGAAGGCCGCGTTCAACCCGCTCTGGCAGCGCGACGGCATGTCGCGCAGCGAGGCGTACAGCTGGCTCGCCGCCCGGCTCGGCATCGCCGTCGGCGAGACGCACATCGGGTGGTTTGACGTTGCCATGTGCGACCGCGTGGTCGCCGTTATTCACCAGGAGCACCAATGACCGATACGCAAGATCCGCTGTGGCGCGCGCTGACGCGCCTCGAGCACGCCGAGCTGAGCGACGTCGATCGCAACCTGCTCCGGCCGGCGTTTGCCGCGCTGCACGGCAGCCAAGCGATGCGCCTCCCCGAGACCGTCATGGCGCGCATCCGGCACCTCGACGCGACGCTGCCGAAGACCGAAGCGGCGTAACCGAGCCGCCCACGTTACGAGATGACCACCATGATCCGCTCTCTCCCGAACTGGATGACGTTGATTCTGCTGCGCGTGCACGGCCGCGCTGCGCGCACGCCCTACTTCGACCTGCCCGGCTACATGCTGCGCAACTGGATCCTTGGCGCGCGAAGCGTCGAGCGCAATCGCGACAACCCGGCGTGGGGCGATGCCGCGCTGCCGCGCGCCGGACTGATGTACCGCTGGCTATGCACGCGCATCGCGATCCGCGCACACACGATCCTCCGCAGCGACCGAGATCAACACCTGCACGATCACCCGTCGTGGTCGGTCTCGATCGTGCTCGACGGCGGCTACTGGGAAGTGTTCGAACCGACTCCGTTCGCGCTGAGCTGTCCGCTGATGTACCGCAGCGCACTGGAGACGATCAAGCAGTCGTGGATCGCGCCAGAACGCGCCGGCGACCACCTGTATCTGAACGACTTCGGCATCTATTGGCGCGGTCCGGGTGCAATCGTCGTGCGCCGTGCCGGCGACTTTCACCGGCTCATCCTGCCGCGCGCGACGGTCGCGAAGTCGATCTTCGTGATGGGGCGCCGCACGAACGCATGGGGTTTCCTGACGCCGCACGGGAAGGTGGGCTGGCGCGCGTATCTCGCGAGCGCTGACGCGACGACGCAGCGGGACGAAGAAGTCAAGGAAAAGTGAACCACCAGCCGCGCGGCACCCGTCGCGCGGCAACCACCGGCCTTAATGTCGGCGGCATGGGTGATGGGTGGGCGCCGTCACGCCGGCTTATTCATGCCAACGCTGCCATATGCGAACCGTGTCGCCGACATTGAGGCTTGATCTACTGATTTAGAGGTGCAACCGTGAGCAAAAAGGCGTGGTCTCCCGAGGAGCTTGAGATCATGAAGCGTGAATACCCGTGTACTCATACGCCGACGCTTGCCAAGCAGTTCGGACGAACGCCAACTTCGGTGTATCAGAAGGCTCTCAATATTGGGTTGCGCAAGTCGGCTGAATACATGGCTAGCCCCGAAGCAGGGCGCACCGATGGCAAACGCGGGGGCGCCACGCGATTCAAGCCGGGTCAGGCTGCGTGGAACAAAGGCATAAAAGGTGTAGTTGGCATTCAAGATAAGTGCCGCGCCACGCAATTCAAAGCCGGCCACGCGCCGCATAACACATTGCCGGTCGGCAGTTACCGCACGAACAAGGATGGTCATCTTCAATGCAAGATCGGCACGGCCAAGAGTTCAAACAGCAAGCGATGGCGCACCGTCGCAGAGATCGTATGGTGCGATGCGAACGGGCCGCTTCCACCGGGGCATTTTGTTGTTTTCAAGCCGGGAATGTTCACGAATAAGCTTGAGGAAATAACCCTAGATCGCGTGGAGTGCATCAGCATGGCCGAGAACGCTCGACGAAACCATCCGCGCAGTAAATCGCCCGAACTGGCGAAGCTTGTCCAGTTGAAGGGTGCGATCACCCGTCAGGTCAATCGAATCGCCCGCGAGGCGAAGGAGCAAGAGTCATGAGCACGATCACCGATATGCGTGAACACCTAATGCAGACGCTCGCAGCGTTACGCGATCGCGAAAACCCGATGGACGTTGATCGTGCGCGAGCCGTCGCGCAAGTTGCCGGCGTCTTGGTCGATAGTGCCAAGGTCGAAGTGGACTACATCAAGGCGACAGGGGAGACCGGCGACTCGCTCTTTATCTCTCCACTCAATAGCGATCCCGAGCGCCTTCTCAACGGCGCCAAGGGCGAAATCGAAAAGACACCGACCGGGTTCGTCCATCGCATCCGCGACTGACCACTTGAGGACCAAACACCATGACGACCAATGAAAATCCCGCAGCCGTGCGCGTGTGCGCAATCGCCGACATCCAATGCTCGCGTGGCTGCGGAACTGGCGCATGTAAGCGTGAAGCCGAATCGTTGCAGCCCACAGCAGCGCCGGCCGACCTCCAAGGGCTGCGGCGATCGATCCTTACGTCGCGCGAGATCGTGCGCGACCAGGACGGCATGCTGTCGCATCCCGCCGTTCCATACCTCGACGAGGACGTGAACTACGAGACATTCTTCGCTGCGTTCGGCATCGAAGCCACGTTCATCCACATGGAGGATGACGTCGATTGCGATACGTACGATCGGTACTTCGCATCCAATAGTCCGGACTGCTGCACGTGGACGCCGAGCAGCCCGCAGGGCGATGGCTGGATGCTGCTTGAAATTTACGACACCGAGGACGGCCCGGTCGCGCTGTATGTGCGCGAGAAGAAACCCGAGTCGATGCGCGAACGATGGAAGCGTGAAAAACGGGAAAGTGATGCGGCCGCACCCTCGCCGGCGGACGCGCGGATGGAGTTCGTAGAACGCGTGATGGGAATGTTCGAAGCGTGGCCGAAGGGCGAACCTGGCCCTACTGACGAGCCCGAATCTCATTATCGCTTTGGCTATAACACCGCTCTCGAAGATGTTCTAACTGCGCTCGACGTAGGCTCACCGACGCGCCGCGCCGCATCAGCCAACGAGACGGGGGCGGAAGTGGCACAGCAATTGAGCGCCGAAATCGCCGAACTAAAGATCAAGCTCGTCTCTTACGAGCGCGAGCGCGAAGACCAAACCCGTTATCTTGCGGCGCAGTCGGAAGAAATAGCAGCTCTTAAATATCAGCTGGCGCAGGCAGACGCTCGGGTCGGGCTGACGGATAGCGACGTATTCACGCTGATCGGCCATGCCGAACTGCTGCGCGGACGCGGCGAAACTGACATGCCGGCGTGGTGTCTCGGGCTCGCACACCGCATCGCGTTCGGCATCGACAAAGCGCTCGCGGCACGCGTCGCCGAAATCCGGGTGAAATTCGAACTGCCACCTATCACCGACTGCTACGAGGTCGATCACGGAACGCATGTCGAGTGGCGTCCGATCCACAAAGAGCCGGAGCCGCGCGCCGAGGTGACGAGTGCAGCACGCGACGTGCTAGCCGAGCGCCGCCGACAAGTCGAGCAGGAAGGCTGGACGCCGGAGCACGACGATGCACATTCGACGGGCGACATGGCTCTTGCTGCCGCATGCTACGCCGCAGCCGACAACGCGAACTACCCGCCGGCCGAACCGCCCGATCTCTGGCCGTGGGATTCGGATTGGTGGAAGCCGTCGGATGAGCGCCGCAATCTCGTGAAGGCCGGCGCGCTGATCATCGCCGAGATCGAGCGACTCGACCGACGTCCTGATTGCGTGCGTGCTGCCGATGAGGCGTGCGCGGACGTGCAGAAACTGGTGGATGGTATCGACGCTGCCCGCACCGGAGCCTCATCATGACCACTCCCCGAATCAAGAACGACGACATCCTCGCGCAGCTCGCAAGCGGCACGAAGACCATCTATCAGCTCGCATTCGCGCTTGGCGTTCAGCCTGCCGTTCTTCAATGTCGAGTCGACATGCTCTTTTATTCGGGCCGCGTTCGCATCGACTTGCGATGTACGAATGATCTTGGCTATTGCCTCGCACCGGCCGAACCACCGCCGCGAGCGACGCTCGATACGCCGGTAGGAGAACGACGCACCGGCCCGAACCTTCAATCGACGCTCTCCGGATACGATCGCGAATTCGCGTGCCGTCGAGAACTTGCTATGGCGACGAGGACGCGATGAGTAACAGGGAGAAACAGTCGCCAGAGCGCACGTGCTCGTGGACGCTCGCAGAATGCAGGTCGGATATCTGGGAGACGTCCTGCGGAAAAGATGTCGCGCTCGATGATACGCCGCAGGAATACGGCATGTGCTATTGCTGCTACTGCGGTGGCAGATTGTTTAGTTTTGCAAAAAAGGAATGCAAGGTGTGGAAATGAAGAAAATTCTGTCACGAGAGGAAGTCGAACGCCTCTGGCATAACTCGAATAACGACGGCACGCTATGCAGTCAGTTGATGAGTTTTTCCGCAGCCCTCGAATCCGCATTGCTGGAGAAATTGTACGGGCAGCCGGTAGGCAAAGCTGGGAACATGCCGGGCATCCATGGTTTCACGATGGCAGCGTTTTATGCCGATGACGTGCCGGTCGGAACGCCCCTCTACACCCGCAACCGGAGCAAAGTATGAGGCGGCTGCTTTGCTTTGTTGGCTTTCACGGATGGGTTATTTGGAGTGACAAGCCATATGGAAAATTCCGCACTTGCTGCCACTGCCAGAAAACACAGATACGGGGTGTGGGGATGAACGGAATCGCCCCATGGCATACGGTAAAAATGGAGAAGGCCAATCATGAAGATCACCGATGACATGTTGACGGAGTGGTTTCCGGAAAATATCAAGCCGGTTCACATCGGCTTGTACCAGCGATATTACGGAGATGATCTAACGGAAATTCCAGACTATTGGGACGGTAGTCGCTGGTGGATCTGTGCAGAGGACGGAAATATAGTTACAGAATCAAGAGGACTTTCGCTACTATGGCGCGGCCTGAAGGAGAGGCACCATGGATGAACGCGAGACGTTGACTGAGGAAGGCCTGCGCAAACTGCTATCGGACGTTTGGAATCTCGGGCAAACGTACTGGCGTCAGGCAGATAGCGAGTTCGCATCCGATAACCGTCGGTCGGACGATACGTACAAGAAGTATCGCGCCATCGTCGACGAATCCTGCGAGAAGTTGGCGCACGCCGCCCGCCGCACCACGCCCGACAGGGAGGCGATAACGAAGCTTGCCGAGATCAACGGTCAGCTTCGCGAGCAGATCGAACGCTACCAAGCCGTCTGCGCTGCCGCATACCAGCTTGTTTGTGTGGTCGATGGACCATTGCGCTTTCTGGATGCATTGAGCAATGCGGCCAATGGCGAACCGATGAGCACGGAGGATGCGTTAAATCTGCTGCCGGTGACGCTGGACGAGTGCGATTCCTTCAGGGCCGCCCCACTAGCGATAAGGGAGGTGCGTGATGAAGGTCACGATCGACGATAACGTGACGGTACTTCCAGTCAAGCCACGTCCGAACCTTGGCGACGAACGTGTTTTCACCACCGTTCCAGTCCAGTCATGCTGGCATAAGCGCTACATCGTAGACGACACGCTGGATGAAGTGACTTGCGCCGACTGCAAAGAGAAGCTGAATCCGATGTGGGTTCTTAAGCAGCTAAGCCACGCCGAACACCGCTACCACGAACTGCACGCGCGCTACCACGACGAGCTGAAACGGCTCGGCGAGCGGTCGCGCACGAAATGCCAGCACTGCGGGAAAATGACGAGGATCAGCAAATCATGATCGACCAAGACAAGATGCGGGCGCTGGCGGCACATCTCCGGGGGCCTTTTGGCTATTGCACGGATCTATCTGAGGAAGCCGCCGACGCCATCGACCTCCTACTGGCAGAGGTGGAAGCCGCTGCGGCGGATAAGCGGAATGCCTTGGCGTTCCGCGATCTTATGGCGGCCGTTATTCGCAATATCAACCACGGCGAGTATAACCGGCCGTATCGCGGAATCGAGAATGCACCGGGTCATGCTCACGACATGCCGGGGATTTGGGATTCTGACAACGGTGCGAAAGCCGGAACACAATGCGCATGGTGCGCTACGTGGAATGCGGCTCGTGCCGCCCTCGCGCAACGACAGGGAGAAGGATCTTGACTACACGAACGAAAGAAGAAGAGCGCCTGATGAGCCAGATTGCGAATTTGGAGGCAGAGTTGAATCGAAAACGTGAACTCTTGCGCGAAGAACGAGAGCGGAACTGCGGCGTTCGGATTGGAGATATCGTTCTTTACCGCGGCGAAGAATACCGGGTCGCTGAGATCGATCCTCAACCGTATGGTGGAGCATGGGTAAGGGGTAATCCTAAGAAGAAGAACGGGGAGTTCGGTAACCAAATCCGAGCACTTTACAGCAGATGGACGCATACAAGTCGCCGCGCCCCTGCTAGTGAGGAAGAACAGAAATGACCAAATACGAAAAACTCGACGCGATGATCGCGACGCAGATCGACGATACTCCGCGCTCATTCACTCACCTGCGCGGATGCCGTGCGCTGATGGCCGAATGCGAACGGCACGACAAAGAAGCCGGGACCAAGCGATCGCCTTACGGCGTCGACAATTGGCGTGTTCTTGATCGTCGGCTCCATGCTCTGCGCAAAGCCGGCAAGATCAAGGCGACTGGCAAGGGATGGGTTCGTGCGGGGATTGAATCATGACCAGCCGCCGCGTCGAGCTAGCCATGACCACAAGGGGAAAATGATGAAAGCACTTCGAATGAAAGACATCGTCGACAAGGTCGGTCTCGGCCAATCGACGCTCTACCGCATGATCGCGGCCGGCACGTTTCCGAAACCGTTCGAACTCGTGCCGGGGCGCACGGCGTGGCTGGAGGAGGACATTGACGCGTGGCTGGCAGAAAAAGCCGGGAAGAAGTCGGCCGCTGAAAGGCCGGACGACAACAACGTCACGCAGCCGTCTGCGCAGACTATCGCGTAAATGGCATCACGATCGCGGTCTGACCCGCGCAGTACCGCGCCCAGTCCTCCATCATCCCGCGCCGGCGCTCGAGCATATCTCGGCGCCGGTATGCGGAAACGGTCGTCGACGAGATCGTGTGCGCGAGCGCCTGCTCGGCGAGTGAATCGGGATAGTCTGTGCAGTCCGCAATCCAATCCCGGAACGTTGAACGGAACCCATGCACCGTGATGTCGCTGCGGTCCATGCGGCGCAGCAACAGGAGCATCGCCATATTCGACAGCGGCCGCCCATCCTTGTATCCCGGGAACAGCCATCCCCACTTTGCCTTTGTCGCGATCTGCATGCGCACGAGCTCGACGGCTTCGTCGCACAGGGGCACGCGCAGCTCCTGCTCTGCTTTCATCCGGTCACCCGGAATTGTCCAGACGCGCGCATCGAGGTCGAACTCCTCAGGCCGCGCGAACAATACTTCATTCGTGCGCGTCGCCGTGAGGATCAGCAGACGCAGCGCCTGCGCGGCGCGCTTGGGGCGCTGGCGCAGCGCCGCGAAAAACGCGGGCATCTCCTCCCACGACAGCGCCGGGTGATGCTTCACGCTGTTGCGCTTCTTCACCCGCGGCAGCACGCGATCGAGGTGGTCGACGTAGCGCGCCGGGTTGTCGCCTGTCCGGTGGCCGAGCACCGTCTCGGCATCGAGGATCGCTTTCACGCGCCCGCGCACGCGCCGCGCCGTCTCGCCCTTCTTCATCCAGATCGGCTGCAGGATGCGCACGATCATTTCCGTGTCGATGTCGCGCACGTCGATATCGCCAATCACGGGATAGGCGTAGGCTTCCAGAGTGGATGTCCACTGCTTCGCATGTTTCGTGTTGCGCCAGCCCGACGCGCGATCGGCGATGAATGCCTCGGCTGCCTGCCTGAACGTCACTCCGGGCGCCCTCTCAGCGGCCCGCATGACCTGCGCGCGCCGCCGCGCAGCGATCGGATCGACGCCATGCTTCACGCTCGCGCGGCAGTCTGCCGCTACCTTGCGCGCCGCGGCGAGCGGCAACACCGACAGCGAGCCGAGGCCCATCTCCCGCGCGCGGCCGGCGAGCGAGAAGCGGTAGATCCATGACCGCGATCCGCTCGCGCTGATCTGCAAGTACAGGCCGCCGCCGTCCGCGTAATATCCCGGGTCAACGAGCTTGCCGATGCCGAGCGCGGTCAATCGATTCATCTGACGCGACGCCAT